CTGTTTCCCTCAAATCCGGGGCTATTACGCGGACTGTCTGCCCCTCGCTATAACCAGCCGATGCGTCCAATCCGAGCACATGTTCCAGTAGTCGCTTCCCGTAGTTATCACTCGGTAAAAGTACCAAGCTACCAATAACGAGTGCCTTTAACTCTTCAAGCTGCTCAATAGTGTCCTGCAACATGATTTGCCTTTCGTTGTGTTTGTCAGCCTCGATACTCATCAAGCCACGAATCTTCACGTTCTCCGAGCGCAGTTCTTTCAGTTCTGCCACCACAGCATCCAGGAATCCAACCGGGTCTGTACCTGCCAGCAAGTGCCCACTCTGGATCATGTCTGCCAGTCGTCCAAATGCTGCATCAATCTTTGCCTGCTTACCTTTCATGCTTCCCATGTTTTCCTCCAATATTTGAAAAATCGCATAACCAGCGGGTCAAGCGGACGGCAAAAACGCAATCGTTATGGCGTATCAGCCCTTAATGCCTCCTCGACCGAATCAGCAGCATACCCAAAATCAGAGTTGCGCGGGTAATGATGGTTATGCGTAATGCAAAATGCTTTCTCTGCCTGTTCCCACGCCCACGTTTGAGCGGGTGGTATACCTTGTTTCTTGCAGTAATCCATCTTCCAGCACCATTTAGCTTCTACTGTCATACATCCTCCAATCGTTTACGCATAACAACGCAATCAAGCTCGCGCTGCGCGCCGAACAACCAGCCAGTGGAGCGCCACGGTAGATGCGTGTCAGCGTAGTGACTCCGGGCGAACCATTTCAATTACGGTTTGCTTAACCATGTCCTCATAAAAAAGTGAATAGCTCACCGTTTTTGCAACCCAGTAAGAACCATAAAGAATCCCACAAAACAGGGTCAGACCAGCAACCGAATAGGCTACCATTTGCACAGTGTTTTTCATCCTTGTTTCTCCTTTTGTAGTTAGCATAATAGTTCTCCTGTGGTTTGTGGCGGCACCACGCCGCCGTTTATCATGGGTCGTTAAATTACTATGCAACTTTGTCTCGGTCATGTTCAGCCATAATTAAATCATCGACATCCTGCCCTGCCATCAAATCGCAGTCAGCAAAGTTACCGCCAGTCCTGCCGTTCAGCCTTTCTGCCAGCATCATTCGCTGTCTCAGGTTTTTGATTTTGCGCTCCAGAATAGTCAGATTAAAAAAGCTCTATCCTTCATTTCAATCTCCTCGCTATAAATATAACCAATCAGCCGGATTCGCTACGTGACTCGGTTATCTCAAACGTTATGGCGCATCGACTTTCAAGGCTTCCTCGACCGAATCAGCAGCATAGCCAAAACCAGATTCGCGCATTTGTTCCACGCATTCCGCAACTACACGTTTATATTTTTTCAGCTCCTTTGCCAAAAGCAGACATTCGTCCTGCTTGTTGTGGAGGGCGTCTAAAATAATTTGGCAATCGTCACACGATACTTGCACCATCTACCTCCCGCACCATAACCAGGTGCTTCAAGCGGACTGCGTCAGCAGTCCCTTAGCTGTGTCGTTATATTTCTACTCCGAATTGTTTTGCAGAGTTTCAAACAGTCGAATCATTGCAATCGTGTCACCCTCTGCCATTGCCCGTTCAGCATCGACAATGTCCTGATTAATCATTATCGAGGCAAAAACACCTTTCGGCACCTCGTTGTAAATTTTCACCAGATTACGATTGCGCTGGATTTCTTTTTGTAGCCCCTCTATCAGGTTCATTCCTATTCCTCCGCTCCAAATTCGTGAATCTCGAAGCCAAAATTGGCCATGAAGGTTCGCGTTTCATTTCTTCCTCGCTTCCATCATGGCGTCGGCCACTTCATAAGCCGCCAGTGCTGTGATCTTATTGCTTGGATTTTCAGAGTAAGCCCCTGCTAAAAGCCCCGTCAGCGCAGCTATTGCGAACCTATCTCTAAGGGACACCGCGGGCACTAACTCTTCAGATGTTGTCCATGTGAAACCGTAGTCGTTCATTCTGTGTCTCCCTCTCTTTTGTGCTTCGCCATAAACTGAGGATCGTTCTTGATTCGATCAAACAACAACTGCTTTGCCTCAGAAAGCAACTCAAACGCCTCCATCATGGCGCACCTATCTTCGTACACGGTCAAGAACTGGTCCATGCTCATTTGGTTTATGTGCTTGAGCATCCGTTCTGCTTCTTCGGCGCGGATTTCTAGCTTCCGCATAGCGCGGCGTTCTTTGGCTGTCATGGTTTCCTCAAATTCGCAATATCCAGGCTTGCGCGATGCGCCTTGCCGGTCACATGGGAGTAGTTAGGCTATTGGCGGTAGTGGTTTTGGCATCCAGTGTGTCACTTTGCCCATTGGTGAACGTGTTTTCTAAAATCTTCTTGGGTATAGTTTTCTCCTAGCGAAGCCACCTTTTTCCAGTTTAGTAAGTAGGGGTCTTTTCGGTGGTTTGCTTTTGAGTATAGCAGGGCCGGTCCATTAACATAGTGATACTCCTCCGGGTGAACGCTTTCTATTACAATAACTTTTCCATCTCTTTGAAGCACGTCCCCTCGTTTCCACCTGTCTTTAAATACGGCGCGGGGTTTCGGTTCTATACCAAGTTCTTTGCATTTGGCAATATCCTCTTTTGTTGGGGGTACGACACAAACCCCTTGGGCAAACATGCGTTTAAGCCTGTCTTCGTGCTCGTCATTGAAAAAGGCCAAACCCAAATCTTGCATATTGTAATCGTCTGATTTTGGGTACAGGTCAAAAAGCCCGTAAATAGCATCTTCTACTTTTTTCAATGTTCGTGCCCGCTTGGTATGTTCTGCCGGTTCCATGCGCTGTAAATGCACCATGATACCCGCTGCGGCGGCTAACAGTATACCACCCCGTAAATGCTTTAATACTTCTTGGTCAATGATGTAGTCTGAAAGCTCAGCGCCATTTCCCATTACTAACCTCCCTTTCTGTTGAGTCTATCATGGATTTATATTTCCTTGCCGCCTCGAGCGTCCTTTCCCATACCACATCAAACGACATATTGGATGGGTACCCGGCTTCCCTTTTAGCAGTCAAAAGCCACCCTTTCTGTATTGCAAGGCTTGCTTTCAAATACTCGGCCTTTCTTTCCGCTGCCCCGGCACGTCTGTCCGCTTCATCCAGCTCTTTGCGCATTGCCGCAAGTTCTGCTTCTAGTGCCGCTACCTCTTTGAGTTTGGACATTGTCTCAGTAACCTCCCTTATCTCCAGCCCTTTTTGGCTTCCCTTAAAGACCCACCGCATACCTTGTCACAGGTATTTCTTTTCTCAAAGCTGCTTTTCGATTCCCCTGGTTTTTGTTCCAAAACCTTATTACACCAGCCACAAACCCGTGTTTTTCCCTGTTCTTCTGTCATGGTATACTCCTAGCAAGTTTGACGATGTGGGCAATGATTGACACCAAGTAAATAACTGCTAAACATAAACATGGAAGCTCCGCCCAGTCTTTGTTTTTTCTTGAAACAATAAATCCGATAAAGTAGATGAAAAATGCTATCACGGCAAACCATATACCAGTCTCCATGATTATTCCCCCAGCCAAATAGCCGTGGCGTTCTGTCTCCCAAAGGCTTTCGCCGCTTGTTTTTCCGGGCACCAAATATCCACAGAGTCAGAAAGCCGTTTATTCATCACATCATTTTTATAAACAATCCCCTGCATCCCTTCCCCGGCTAAAATAACCCTTTTTCCAAAAGGTATAGGAATGTCCCTGCTGAAAGCGGCTCCACCGGGAACAACATGCTCGTTATTTGCGGTTGTCCATGGGGCGCTGTCTGTTTCTTCCGGAGTGCTGGTGTATGCGGAAACGAAAACGTCTTTGTAGGATACACGGTTCGCGTCCCAGGGTTCATCGAAAATCAGGCTTAGTACCTTTGCGCTTCCCTCATAATGCTGCCGGTATAAATCGCGTTCCTTTTCTGCATTTTCCGCCGTTCGTGTAACCCTGTCGAGTTTGTCCTGCATTCCGATACTATAATACACAGCCCCGACGGCGCTTGCGGTAAGGATCAGCACTAAAAGCAAACTAAGGAACACAAGTTCATAAACATCCTCTTCTGTCTCCCGGAGCTGTTCTTTAAGCCCTTTGACTGCATTTCCCTTGATGGAGTTTCCTTGATAGATGTAGTGCGGCATAAGATACCTCCTCTAAATCCCGTAAGATTCCCGTAAATGTTTACGATAAGTTTTCCAGGCTTGGCAAGAAGGTTTGTCGGAGCAATATACACAGAAAGAACTATCCGTCCATAGCGCCCCACCTTCTTGAAACCTGAATTTCCGCGCATAGCAAAAGGCCTCTTCTTGCTCATTATTTATGCGAACATGCCCACCCCTCGGCCACTCTCCCTGATTGTAGCATTTGGGGGGTTCCCCAGGGGCTACCGTCCGGCGGCTTTTCTTGCAGGGGGGTTGCTCAAGAACAGCCCCGGTTTCCCGTGGGATGTTTTGCACGGAGGGGGTTTCCTTCATAACCTCTTTCCATTTGGCATACCCGCGTTTCCATTCCGAAATAAGTGCTGGATCTGTAAATGAATGGTCTCGTCCTCGGCGCCCATCCCTAAAAGCCGCTTGAAGGTCCTCCTCTGATGGGGCTACCCTTTTTACTGTCCTCGCCATGTTGCTCTCCTTACTTGGATACGGAAGTTGTGCTGGCTTTTGTCAAGTCCGGAGTCACCTCTACGTTTGCGCAGCAAGTGCTCACCATGATAGTAAACAGAACAATAACTATCCATTGTTCGCTTATCATGCATTCCTCCGTTTTATGCTTTGTAAGAGTTGGACCATTCCGGCTTCCATTGCACAGTCTTTTCCATCAATAATCGCGTCAATTACCTGTCTTTTTTCTTCTTGCGAGGCTAGTATATCCTCTTCAATGGTATCTCGGGCAACAAGATACCAAGCCGTTGCCCCATGCGGATCGCTGATCCTACCGTAGCAGCGTTCTTCTGCCTGTTCATGGTCTTTTGGGCTATCCCAAAATTCCAGGAAGCAAACATCTTGCGCGGCGGTAAGGGTCAAGGCTTCTTTAGCAGCCAAGGTGCCCAGGAAAACCCGTGTATCGTTGTGCCTGTATTCCCGGCAAGCCCCTGGGTCAATGTCGTGCTTATCCTTTTTAACCCCGCATTTTGCACAAGCCTGAAACCTTGTTTCAGCGTCCCTTTTTTGAATGTCTGTGCAACTGCCATCCACAACTACCATTGATTCTGGTTTAAATGCCTGCTTCATTTCAGAGATGGTTTCTTTGTGATGGGCAAACAGAATGAGCTTTTCTTCCCCATCCAAAAAATCCTCCACCCATTGCAGGCATTTCTTCATCTTGAGTTTTACTACTAATTGTTTCAGCTTATTGATGCGCACTAAGGCCTCCGCCCGTTGTGCGCTTGTCAAGGAAGACGGGTCTTTGTCCTCCAACCAACTAAGAAAATCCCTGTCTGCGTATCGGTACTCTTTCATTTCCTTTGCACTAAACTCCAGATACACCGTAGTTCGTGTCATCTTTGGTAAGTCCGGCAGTACCTCAGCCTTTGTACGGCGAAGGAGAACCTTGTGTTTAGTAAGCACTTCATGAAACTCCTTCTGGTTACTGGCCCCGTCAAAATCCCAGCCAAAAAATCCCTTTTTAGCTCCACAGTATTTGATGGCGAATGGGAAAAATGCAGGGAAAATGTCGGGGCGCACAAGATGCAGCATGGGGTAAAAGTTCTTCGGGCGATGTTTTATCGGGGTACCGCTGCTTCCGATAACATGCGGCACCTTCCCAGCGAGTTGATAAACCGCCTGGGTTCTGCTGCTGGTCATCTCTTGCAGATATTGACATTCATCAATCAAAATAGCCTGGGGGTCTATTTTCTTAATATCCGGTCGCAGATGTGTTGCTACCCCCCGGCCTTTACAAGCCGGGCATTTTTTTAGGTCGGCCCCCTTCTTCACTTTCTTTTTTCCTTTACACTTGGGGCATGGTTCATTGTAAAACAGTATATCATAGTTTATGATATGGATGTCCGCTTCTTCGAGCACGTTTCCACGCCGCCATTCTCCGCTTATTACAGAAACCCGGCCATTTGGCACGATGTACTTGGCTTCGTTGTAATACCCCCATTTGGCATTGCTAGGGCACACAACCACGGCTGGGCGCACGTCTGGCCTGTATTGTAGCCAAGCCAGTTTGGTAGCAGTTTTCCCCAAACCCTGCTGATCCCCGAGAATGGTTCTCCCGTCCGCTGCTTCTATGTGCTCTACCCCTAAAATCTGATACGGCTTTAGGGGGCGTTTGATCCCGTTTATTTTTATTGCGCTGGGGCGCCCCACCTTTTTAACCTGAGCAGGTACGGAAAACCCCCATGCCGTGAGCTTTTCCACGCTCTCCAGGCAATAGGGGGCCGTCCACATTTTCTGGCCCTGGTCCCACCGTCTTCCAGAAAGCGTTTTTACCTGTGCAATGGTTTTTGGGTCGTATGGAAACGATATAAACATCGAATTTCCATCAATGCGTACTTTTTTCATACCTGTACCCCGAAAACTCCTATCGAAGCGGTACATACCCCGTACAAAACTTTCTGGGCATACCGCTTTCTTGTTAAAGGATTCGATACCAAAGATGGGTCTTCGTATTTTAAGATGCTCGCTGAAATGAGTGCTTCAACCGGGAGGGCGTCAAAATACAGCTCCTCCCCAGTTTCCAGATTTAATACCATTGTCATTTTAGTTTTCATATCACCCCCTAATCTTGCCAAAAAGGCTTTTTGTCAAATTCAATGAAGTACGTCCACCCCAGCTCCCACATGAGGCACGCGGTAGGGCTCTCGAGTACGGAACGCTCCGTCCATTCTCCCATACCCTCCAAACCGCCGATGAGCATTTCCCCCCGTGCTCCTGCATGTCTAATAACGATAGTCATGGTAATCTCCTTATTCTGTAAAGTGAACACCCATTTCGTTGAGAGTCCGTCTATTTAGCCAAGTGTCCGGAACTAGCCATGCGTGAAAGTACCGGCTATATTTACCCCCGAGCAGTTGTACACAGCACTTGGCCTGATGAAAGTTATCAACCTTATAGATGCGGAGCATCGATTGCGGCATTTCTATTCCTCCATTTCTGTTAGAGTAGTAGCAAGCCATTCCAGCATGGCCTGTTTTTCCGCCTTTTTGTAAAATGCGGCGCAGGTATGTTCGAGCACGTTTTCTGGGATTTTGTTATCCATGACCCATTCCAGAAACTTGTCGCTAAACATCGGCCCACGGAAAACCTCCCTTTTATGCACAGTGGCCAGTATTACCAGTTTTTCGTTTTCGATATAGTACGGCGCGTTTACGCAATAGGCGCGCTGTTCTACATCTTCCTGATACTCATTTGATACGGATTGTTTTGCTTGTTTCATTGTCTGTCTCCTTATTCTGTGAAGGTGAAGGATTGCAGGTCCGCCATGATCTTTTCAGCGTGCTCATGCGGAATCCCGTAACGGCACTGAATAATGCCCGTGCAGCAATACCCCTGTTCGTATTCATCGAAATATGCGCAAGCTACTTCAAAGGCATCTAAAAAACTAATGGGGTGGGAATGTTCGAGGTATGTTGCCAGGGTCGCCATCGCGGCTGGCAAATTATGGGGGAAGTGAGTTTTAAAAACCCGTTGAGCAAGAGCTAACTCGGCTTTCATGCTAATCTCCTTTTTCCCAGTGGGGTTGGTGCCGTACCAATAAAATAACACAATAAAATAAAAAAACAAGCTAAAAATAACACAAAATGCTTTCCCGGTTCTGGGAGCACCCCTTTGTCTGCGTTATCTGCTTTTCCTGTCTCTTTTTACAATGGCACGGATAATGCCCTCCGTCGTTTTTTGGCCGTTTGTACCCTTTGGCGTGCTATACGAAACCGCCGCAAAAAATACACCATAAAGAGAAGTGATAAACAATACATCAAACAGTTTCATAGTTTCGCTCCTTTAATCGTTGAGGATACGTGCTTCCAGACTATGCTCCGCGTTTTTGTTAGATCAAGGTTTTTAAAATCGCCGCCGCTACTGTGAAAATCACAATGAACAGGGCATGGGTCACAACCGCACGGGTCCACCTGTAAAACAATTCTTGATTAATGGTTTTTCTGTCGTTCACTCCCATAATGACCTCCCTTTGGAAAGTGATGCGTACCATACAACCCCCAGGCAAAAAACCTGGGGGCTGGAGCTATGCATCAATCTCGCATGTAAACAACCTCCCCGAATTTGGGCAAGAACCCAGAAACAAAGCTGGGGCGTTCTGTGCATATCCACAAGGTCCGGAAACTGCTATTTTCCGGAGTCGGCCCCATCAGGTCCGTGATATAGATAATCCCGTATATCTGTTCCGCTAGTTCCCCAGCCCATTCAAAGGGGGCTCTTAAATCGGTCCCGCCACCCCCGTATGTCGCGGAAATTTTAAGGGGGGTCCCTTTTGTAAAAACGTCGATGTGCCGTACTTTGCTATCAACGTGAAGCACATATACCTTGTCAATGGGGTACTGATGAAGCGCGCTATTAACCTCGGCAAGGAGCGCCGCCTGCTGGTCCAGAAGGCTCCCACTTGTGTCCAGGGCAATTACCAAGCTCTTGAGCTTTTTGCCTGTTTTGCTTGGCAAGTGAACCCCCCTGCTAATCAGGGAGCGGTTCGGGCGCATCCAGTTTGAACGGGTCATGGCCGATGCCGTACAAAATCGCCGCAAAACAGCTTTCCACGGCATGGTCGGGCGCATATCCTCCAAAAGGCTTTTGATGTTTCCTGGCAACTTTCCGCATCGTTCGGCATGTCTCGCCGCCGTTCCTTCATTAACGACCCACTCCGTCGCCATCTGTTCCATTTCAGCGGGGCTGGCCTGTTCGCCGTTTTCGTTGACGGCGTCCACAAACCGCCCGGTCTTTGGGTGGCTCCACGGTTTTTCCTGGGCTGAGGTACCGCTTTCCCCGCTGGGTTCCCCAGGGGTCTCGCTTGGCGTACCCTTTTCCCCCGTTTCCTGGGGGTTGTCCCCTTGGTTGTCCCCCAGTTTGTTATTTGTAGGGGGGTTGCCCTGCTCCTGGGGTTCCCCGTTTTTGTCATCGCCGTTTTTTGCGGCATCCTCTTTTTCTTGTTCGTGCGCTTCTGCTCGGATTGTTTCGTAGATGCGCTCTGCGCTTTGATTTTTAAACCGTGCGTCGCACAACCTGCCATCTATCGGAGTGAGACCTGCATCGAGCAGGATGTTGTTTACAGCGTGGTCACAAGCAATGTTCCACAAATCAGCATCCCGTCCGCTCCTCCGGAAAAGGTGGAGGCATCCGACGTGCTGTTTCTCATGCAGAAGGGCGGTTATACATTCCGCATCGCTGAGGCTGTTTACGAACTGGGGATTGTAGCGAATTTCTTTGCCATCCGTGCAAAGGGTCTGTTCCCGTGCATCCTCCACCAAGGGGAGGCGGAGCAGCCCATGCGCGAAAAACGGGTAATCCTGGATAATTCGCGTCCTGATTTTTCTAATGTCTGCCATAAAATCTCCTTTCTGTTATTTGTTGGCGTCCTTCCATACAACCCCCATACCGGCGAGGCATGGGGGCTGAAGCAAGGCGTCAAATATACAAATCCCCGTTTTTAATGCGAAATTCCGTAAACGGGCGGGTCTTTGTTAGTTTCGGATGTAGGCGCTCACATTCCTTGAAAAAGAGCACCTGCCATTCCTCGGAAACCCTTTGCAGGTACTCCGAAAACGGGGCGATGCTGGCAAAATCAGCAATGTTCGCCAGTGATGAGGTGAGCACGTATAGGGTGTCCAGCCTTTTTGGCAAGGGGGCTGAAGCGGGGTTGTTCTTAATTTCCTTAATACTCGGCAGATCCTCGAAGTTGGTCAGGAATGTGAGGTAGTCCTGTCCGGTAGCTTCCCCGAGTGCCCCTATTATGGCGGGCGTCCGGATACTTGGTGGCAGGTCATTGAGCTGGGCGATTTTGTACCATATCCGGGGGCATGGGAAGCTATTTCCCCGGTCATTCGCATCAAATACCAAAAGGGTATCCCGCCTCCATTGGATATACCCGATTGTCCGGTAGTCAATGCCGTCCTTGCGCGCCCGTGCCAGCCAGTCATCAACATTCGGCTCAAGTACAACATGGGTCCAAAAACGGGTCCCAAGGTGTTTCCCCATCTGATGAGCGAAAGTGCCGTCCTCGGCCCGATTGGATGCCGCGATAATTATCCAGTTTTCGGGGAGGGTATAGGACCCGATAGCGCGGTCATTTATCAACCCTAGCAAAGCCTGTCGGACGTTTTCATCCTCACTGTTCATCAGCTCGTCGATGAACAGAATCCCCCCGCGCCCATTATGAGGAGGAAGCAAGGAGCCCACTGGGGGCGCCCATCTGGTAAAACCGTCCACTATTTCCGGGATACCGATAAGGTCATAACTCTGGATCAGGCTCCCGCGAATTTCAATGCACCACGGGCGGGTCCGGTATTTCCCGGTCGCCTTTTCAAAACAACGCCCATTTCTCACCTCATATTCCTGGTACTCCCCGGCAAAAAGGTCATCGGCTCCCTGCTGGATGATATTCGATTTACCTATTCCGGGAGCCCCCCATACCATGAGGGGCTCGCGAAGTTGTGCGGTAATCTTTACAAATTCCTCGAGCTGTTTTTGGGAAATCGTGTTCCCCGTTGTTTGTCTTTGCGTACCTTTTGTCATGGTAGTCTCCTTTTCCCAGTGGGGTGGATGGTTTTTGGGCGTAAACGCTCCATATAATGCCGAAACAGGCAAAACCCCCGTTTCGGCACTAGAGCAGGGTTCACATGAAATACTCGCTCATTTTTACGGCGAGCTCGTCCGCTTTATCAACGACCTGATCAGCATACATGGCATCTTCGCGCAAGTCTTTCGCGTCCACGTCAAAACATTCGCGAAGCTCTGCGATAGTTTGGTCAAACTCTGCGTCCCCGGCGACGTTCTGTTTGCTGGCCCGGTCGATTCTGTTTAGCATGGCCTCAACGCTCGCCTTGCTCACGCCACCCTGATAAATTTTCATGCTCAGGTCGCCGATAGCCTCGTACAATTCTTCGTAGAGGCCTTTCATCGCGTTCCGCATTGTTTCGGCGGTTTCGCGTTCAATTTCCGCGCGAATCGCCTCCACGTCCTCCGCCCCTATTTCCACCCTAAAGTCCCCAGCGGTCGGTATGGGGAAAAACAGGATTTTCACATTAAAACTTTCGCGAACCTGTTCCTGAGTGGGGTAGTCATCCGCTTTAAACAACCCCCCCAGGTGTTCAGCGGATTTTGCTTTTTCCAGTGCCTCCGGGTACTTGTCAGCAAAGTCCTGAGCAGCCTTTTCAATCTGTGCAATGAGGCCGCGAATCCTGGTCGTGTATTCCGTGAAGGCGGCGGTCGCCAGGATGCGTACCCCGTCCCGCCCCCAGGGGCGTGTCAACGATTCATGAGTTGTGCGCACCTGGCCGATCAGGGTATTGATCTCGGCCATGCTAGATGGGTGGAACAGGTTTTTAATAAACTTGCCCGCTTTCTCCTCTGCTTGGTTGTCCTGGGTTGTTTTGCGGGATGCACCTGCATCCGTTCTGGTCTTAGTTATTTGTGAGATTCTCAGGTCAACGAGCATCGCTTTTTGCACAAGGGTTCCGGTCATGGTAGCCTCCTATTTCCACAAGCTGGCGATAAAAAGGGTCCGCTCCGCCATGTCGCGAGTCGCGGGGCTGTTCGGGCACAGTTCCAAGTATCTGGTTGCCCGAGAGGCCAAAAGGTGAAGGCAGGCGGTATTCTCAGTTCTGTTTACCCCGTGCCCTAACATCCGGTCACAGTGTTCAGCCGAGCGGAGCACCTTTTTTGCCTGTCCGCGCCAAAAGTCCGTCATGTTACGTTTCATGATAATCTCCTTTTCCCAGTGGGGTGGATGGTATTCGATGCAGGTGCGCATCTTACAACCCCCATACCGGCAAGGCATGGGGGCTGGCGTTGAGCACCTTATTCAGCGGCGGTTTCCGGGGTAGCTTCCGGGGTAGCTTCCGGGGTAGCTTCCGGGGTAACGGGGACGAAGTATTTGTAAGGTTTTTCTTGGGTACGGTGAACGGCGATGCCCCGTGCTTTAAGATGATGGTCGAACTGGCAATTGACCGTGGTTTTCATCCCGGAGGTGTTTCGTTCCGGGAAAATCAGTGCGAGTTTTTTAAGCATGTCTTCCTTGGTGATGGGTCCCGCTTTAAGGGTGGACAGTATAACGGCGCATACCCCCAGGGGTTTGTTGGCGGCGTCTTCTTTTTTTGCGGCCTCGATGCGCGCCTTGCGTTCCTCATTCTGGCGGCGCCGCTCTTCCCCAGCTTTTTCCCGCTCCGCCTTGCGCGCAGCCTTTTTAATTTCCGCAGGGGTCATCTGGGGGGCCTGGGTGGCGGCGGTTTCCACGGTAGCGGCGATTTCGGTCATTGTTTCCTCCTAAAGTTGAGTTTCGGTAGCGGCGGCGGTTTTCGCCATGTACCCCCGCAAGGCACAGCGGGGGGCGGGCGCGCAAGGGGCGCGCCCGTGGTCGGGGGGCCAATCCCCCTTGCCTATATATAATGCAAGTGGGTGACCAAAATGACCAAAAACCTTTAAAAAAGTGCTTTTTCCCGAAAACCCTTATAAAACAGCGACTTACATGATCGGGGTATTTTGTTCACTTGGTATGCCGCTTGCATAGCGTGGGAAAAGGAACAATTTTTGTTCCCGCCTGTAACATTTTTTGCTGTTCATAAGTGCCCGCTGTAAATAGGTGAAATCACTGCTCTTTTTCGTGCGGAATTTGGGTATCAACAGGATATGAACAAGGCAGGAACAAAAATTGTTCCCCCCGGAAATCGGCCCTGTAAGGGGTTGGAAATCTTTTCATCCCACCCCCGCGCACAACAAAAAGAGCAGGGAAATCAATAACTTAGCGAAAAACCATAGATTCCCCAGCAAACCTATTTTTCTGCTCATTTGACTGTTCCCTTGGTATGGGATATGCTAGTTTGTACCCCGCAAAACAGTCAACAACCCAGATCCCCAAAAAACAGCACTGGGATCAACCATACCCATATCGAAAAGGAGACCGCTACAATGGCCAGAAAGTACCACGCCCATCAAAAAACCCACCTCACCGAGGAGGCAATTCCGCAAGACATACGGCAAGACGCCACCCAAGCTCTGTTAGTTACCACCCAGCAAAATCCCCTCGATACGGTACAGATAAAGGATCAAGATACAGGGGAATTCCTCCCCATTGAAGAGGTAATCGCCCAGTACAGAAAGGCACCTAAAGGACCGGGAGGAGCCCCAGGTACATATGATCCCGAATTCCACCCAAGGGCCGCGTTTTTATTATGCGCCGAGCACGGGTGTAACCACCCTACCCTTGCCACTCATTTTGGTGTTTCCCCTTCTACAGTAAAGGCCTGGGTATGGCGTTATCCAGAGTTCGCGGTTTCTGTAAAAAACGGATGGAGTTATCACATGGTCAATTCCGCGGAGCGGGCGCTGGTTAAGCGCGCTTGTGGCTATGTTCACGAGGAGGTGAAATATGCTCGAGTTCCTATATATGAAACGATCTTTACACCAGCCGGGGAGCCCCGCAAGGTTGTTACGGGGTTCGAGGAGGTAGTCGCCGAACGCACGGTTAAGCAACAGCCCCCGGATACTACCGCGCTTATGTACCTGCTACAGAACAGGGATGGCGCCAGGTGGAAGAATGTGCGCAAGGTGGAACAGCACGTGCAAGTAGACCATACGTTGCCAGGCACCCCCACCACGGCCACCCCAGCGCAAGCCGTGGTCGAGCTTACAACCGCAGAGCTAGAACAAGTGTCCGCCACGGCAGCCCGCCTTGGCATGTTACCGGGCACGGGCACGGGGAACGCTGGGTAACAGGTGGCCGGGGAACCGCGCGGGACAGGGGTACCCCCCCACCATACCCAAGGGCAACCATACCCAGGGGACCGGGACCGGGGGACAGCGGGGGGACACCCCCCAGGGCAGGGCAGGGGGACGGGGGGAGCCCAGGCACACGGCGCCGGGGGGGACCGGGGCAGGGCAGGGGGACCGGGGGGGCACCCCCCCCCCCTTGCCGGCGGATACCACCCATAGAGGCTGGTGCGGGCTCCCAACAGGATACGGGGAAATTTTCTAGGATATAGGAAATGACCCCTTTTTCCTAATAAGGGGTGAAAAATAAAAAGGGTATTTTGCCGGGGAAAAATTTTTAGAAATTAGGAAATAGGGGGACCACTGATCATGACACGCACAATGCAGGATGCAACAATGGCGCAGGTAGGGGCCATGTTTGGTAATAAGAAGGTGATGCAGGCAGTACAAAAGGAGCTTGCGACAAGGAAGCTGCGGTCTTTCATAAAAACGATGTGGAGATACTTGGACCCGGCGCCGTACATACACGGATGGCACATTGATTGTATTTGTGAGCATTTGGAAGCGGTGTTGGCCGGGGATATTAGGCGGTTGTTGATTACGATGCCGCCGCGTCATATGAAAAGTATTGCGGTTTCTGTTTCATTCCCTGCTTGGGCATGGTTAAGTGATCCGAAACTTCAGTTTTTGTTTGCTTCGTATGCGCATACGCTTTCCATTCGGGATTCGACTAAGTGTCGGCGGGTTATTGAGAGTCCACTTTATCAAGAGTTTTGGAAAGATTCCTTTCAGTTGACTACTGATCAGAACACTAAGATCCGGTTTGACAATGATCAGGGTGGGTATCGAATCGCAAGTTCTGTGGACGGGGCTATCACTGGGGAAGGTGGGGACATCATAGTGGTGGACGACCCGCATAACGTGAGACAGGCAGAAAGCACCACTCAGCGCCAGGCAGTTTTGGACTGGTGGGACGAGGCTATGAGCACTCGTTTGAATAACCCAAAAACTGGTAGGATGATCATTGTTCAACAGCGTGTCCATGAAAACGACTTGGCCGGACACGTTATGGAGGTGGGGGGATGGACTCATTTGAACTTGCCTGCTAGATATGAGTCTGATAACAAATGTATCACTCCAATATGGAAAGACCCCCGTGTTTTGGAAGGAGAATTGCTTTGGAAAGAGCGTTTCGGGGAAGAAGAGATGGTTGCTCTGGAACGGGCGCTCGGGCCTTACGGTACGGCAAGCCAACTTCAGCAACGCCCTTCGCCAAGAGAGGGGGGCTTGTTCTTGGCCGATAAAATAGGGATTCATGAATTTGCCGTTGGAATGGTCCCGGAAAACGGGTGGGTCCGTAGCTGGGATAAAGCCGGTTCCGTGCTCACAGGGGCTTATTCCGTTGGGGTTAAGTTCGGAAAAACAAAAGATGGAAGATTTGTTATCGGCGATGTTGTTCGAGGACAATGGGGCAGCGCAAAACGAGAACGCATGATAAAACAAACTGCGGAAATGGACGGTAGCCTCTGTCCAATTATCATAGAACAAGAGCCTGGATCTGGTGGAAAAGAGTCTGCGGAAAATACGGTACGCAACCTTGCCGGGTTTTTCGTTATTGTGGACAGACCTACCGGAAACAAAGAAACCCGCGCATATCCCCTCAGTTCTCAAGTAAACATGGGAAATGTTCTTCTGCAACGCGCCCCTTGGAATAAAGCCCTGTTAGACGAATTTCGAATGTTCCCAAACGGAAAATACAAAGACCAAGTGGACGCCACGAGTGCAGCATTCAATTATCAATGTGGGAAAAGAGTTGCAGGAGGGTGGTAATTTAGCGATAGTACCGCAAAGGAGGAGACGGTCGGAAACGACCGCCCCGCAGCGGTCGGAAACGCCCGGTCGTTTATATAGTAAAGAAAAGGGTCATTTTTAAAAGCTATATAGCAAAAAATAAACCTAGTGAAACTGATGTAGGAGACTATTGGAAATGAGAACAAATAAAACTAACCCCTCCACCAATGTCCAAGACGACCTCCGATTCCAAGCCCTCTCCACTCTCGTCTCCAGGTCCGTTCTTTCCTCTTATTTGGGCCAGAGTTATAACGGGAACCGAGACCTGTACGCCGCTCTCGGTTATGTGGGGGACTCCGAATTATCGTACAACCACTACTATGCTCGATATGCGCGCCAAGATATCGCCCAGCGACTCATTGACGCCCCGGTGACAGCAAGTTGGCGAGATGTTCCGAAACTTGTAGATGGAACAGAGGGTAATGACGACTCTACTACCGCTACACCATTTGAAAAAGCCTGGGCAAACCTTGTGCGAAATAGAAAACTGCGGCTGTTTAGCGCATTTCAGAATGTTGACAGGTTTGCCGGACTTGGTCAGTACGCGATTCTTGTGCTTGGATATGAAGGAGACGCAAATCTGAGTCTTCCTGTTATCCCTTCCCAAAACAAGAAATTGGCATACCTTCGAGCATTTGGGGAGGGTAGCGTGGGGATTGGTACATTGGAAAACGACCCGGCAAACCCCCGGTATGGAATGCCCAAATACTACACTATCAAATCAACAACGATGCCGCAACGGGATATGATCAGGAATATCCATTGGTCTCGGATTATCCATGTGATTGACGGCCTCACGGAAAGCCCAACTTACGGGATCCCACGTCTTAAATGCGTTTTCAATCGGTTGATGGATTTGGAAAAGGTGGCCGGGGGTAGCGCCGAGATGTATTGGCGTGGCGCACGTCCAGGCATGCAGTTTGACCTTGACCCAGAAAGCATGATGACCCCGGAAAGCAAGGACGCTTTAAAGACGCAACTGGACGAGTACGAAAACAACCTGCGCCGTATTTTGAGAACGCAGGGGGTTAAAATCAACCCATTGGCCCCTCAAGTGGCGGACCCCGAAAAGTTTATTGATACACAAATCACTCTAATTTCTGGGGCTACCGGAATTCCAAAACGGATTCTTACAGGAAGTGAGCGCGGGGAATTGGCAAGTACACAGGATGCGCATAACTGGAACACCATTGTTCATGAACGAAGAACCGATTTTTGCGAACCTAACATTTTGTGCCCGTTCATCGAACGCATGATCGAGCATGGGGTTATCCCGGAAACAGACGAAGGGTTTTATACGGTGGAGTGGCCGGACTTGTTTGCCCCATCGTCCAAAGAACAGGCCGAAGTTTCCAAAATGCGAGCGGAAGCATTGATGATGTACTGCAACAGCCTTACCGGGCCATCTATTATCCCTCCGGCTGTGTTTGTGGAACTTATCATGGGCTTTGACGGAAGCAAGCTCAAAAAGATTCTTGATGCAATGAAGGAATTTCAAGGTTCTGAAGATGAGGCCCATATTTTCGAAATTATGGGGACGGATGATGCCGCGCAAGGGGGGCGTAATCCAAATCAAGAACAAGAAGAGGAAGAAGAAATGGTGGGTGCAGAATGAGCGCGTTATCCTGCGCCTGTAATTCCGCCGCAAGAACCGACCCGACGCATTCGTTGATCTTACGAAAAAAATTTGAGGCGGAGTTTAAACGCCGGTATACCAGAGTGAAGCGAACCATCGTTGATAGCATCGTTGTCAATGACGCTTTTGGAATAAACAGAACACCAGATAAATTTTCTGGGATGGTGTTCATGCAAGCGGCGCAGCCTGGACAATTTTCTGGGCTGACGTTGGACGAACAGGTCGCGGCCTTTGACGAGTGGTTTGCGGAAGAACTTCGCATGGAGATAGAAGAACAGGCCGACCCGGAAAAAGAGGAAAATTCCTTTCTTTGGTTGCTTATCTTGGCGGCTTTTGGAAAGGGGCTTTTTCGGGGTCGGGCGGAAGCGGCCCGTGCGGGGTATCCTGTCACAAGATACACCGCTACACCCCTCCCACGTCAGATAATGGCAAACCCAGGTGTGAGCGAACGGGTGTTCTACATACTATCTAGATCTTTTGAAGATTTGAAGGGTGTAAACGTAGCCATGCGTTCAGAATTGCGGCGTATCTTAGCCCAGGCTATCACAGAAGGCGTGGATACGAAAACAATGGCCCGAAGAATCACCGCCATTATTGACAGTATCGGAATTAGAAGGGCTACGCTGATTGCAAGAACGGAAACCATCGCTGCGCATCACATGGCGAATATCGCGGAGTACCGTGCAGCGGGTGTTATCGGTGTTCGTCTATTGGCGGAATGGGTAACAGCCGGGGATGCCCGTGTATGCCCCAAGTGTCAGGAACTTGCCAGAATGGACAATGGCATGGGTCCAGGTATCTATACGTTAGATATGATTGAATTTATGATACCCGCGCACCCTGGGTGTCGATGTGTCGCTTTACCAACATCAGTATGAGGCGTGTAAAATAAATCTATTTACTTCGGAATATCTCTGGTGTATTTTAAATATTGATTTGGAGGTTTTCTATGCGCACTCGACATGAAATATTTCATCAGGTAAATAATAGAGGCGCACTTCTTCCTATTCGTATTGAACAATACGAAGGGAAGCCTCACATGGTGGCCCCCGTGGTTTTTTTGGCGGAAGGTGTCCACTGTGGATCTAACGGCCCCTTGTATTACCCGTTATCTGAATTAGAAACATTTGTCGAAGCCTGGAATGGTGTCCCGGTAGTGGTACAGCATCCTCAGGAAGGAACAGCAAACAGCCCCGCTGTGATTGATAGGCAGGGAGTCGGGCGGCTGTTCAATGTCTATCTAATGAATGATCGTCTCAAAGGCGAAATTTGGATAGACCAAAACAAATGCCGCGAACAATTCCCGCAAATCCTTCACTACTTGGAAACAAACCAGCCCCTGGAAGTATCCACAGGGCTTTTTACAGAAGACGATGGTGTTGCTGGAACGTGGAATGGAGAAGAGTACGTTTCTACTACACGGCACTATCGCCCAGACCATTTAGCCCTGCTCCCAGGTGGAACAGGGGCGTGTAGTTGGGCGGATGGATGCGGGGTTCGTTTAAATCAGGGACAAGGAGAGGACATTATGGCAAAATACCAACCCATTATCACGGTGAACCAAGAAGACCTTCGGGAACGAGTTGATAAGGTTCGCAGAGTAGTTGATAGCCTGGATTCCCCCGTTGCTATCAATTATACCCTTGCCATTTACGAGGATTCCGTGGTATATGCTGTTGAACCCGGCTCGCAGTCGACCCCAGGTATCGGAAGGAAGTGCTACAAACGGGGGTATACGATGGACGCCGCTGGGGCCGTATCCCTTTCCAACGATATTCAGGAAGTTGTGGAAACCAGATCTTTTAACCCTGTTTCGAGTCTTGCAAATAACAACTCAACCGAGCATTCGCAATCAAAGGACGAAAACAACGATGAAGGAGGTACTGTAATGGCAAAAAATACGAAAGAACGTGCGGACAAGGTTTCGGCGCTGCTCGCCACCAATGCGGGTTTTTCTGAAAACGACCGGGCAATGCTGGAAGGTTTGGAGTGTGCCCAATTCTCCAACATCGAAAAATTGGCTGCGCGCCCTGTGGAGGTAGTTGCCCAAAATACCGCCCCCACCATCATTGACACCGAAGAAACGCTGCTTGCTGTTGTTTCCCCGGAACTGAAAACCAAGGTCGAGATGGGTATTGCTGCCCATAACGAGTCTCGGGCACAAGCGATCAGCACCATCAAAGCAAACGCCGCCAATCCGTTCACCGATGATGTGCTGAACACCAAGTCGCTTTGCGAATTGGCCGCTTTGGCCAAGTTGGCTGGCGCCTCCGTACAAGCCCCGGCTGCTCCGCAAACGAGTTTCGCCGCAAATGCTGGTGATGCCCCTCCGGCAACTTCTGGGGGAGACGCTGTGGAACCCTTGGCAATCCCCAAAATGAACTGGGAACAAAAATAATTTTCTTCTGACAAGGAGGTAACATCATGGCATGGACGAAACGTAACACTGTGCTTCTCAAGGACTACACCGGGATTCGCGAAGAGTTTGTGGCTGCGGCGGCAATCGCTCCCGGACACCTGTGCGAAATTACCACTGCCGGGAAAGTGCAGGTACACAGCGTTGCAACCGGCAACGTCACCCCCGCCCTCATTGCCCTGGAAGATTCCATGCAGGGTAACGATGTGGCGGACAACTATGCGGCTGGCGCGGTGGTACAATGCGCCGTTGTACGTCCTGGCGACCGGGTCCAAATGAAGGTCAAAGACGGGCAAAACATCGCTATCGGCGACAAACTGGAAAGCGCCGGAGACGGTACGGTTCAGAAACATACCGTGGACTCCACTGGGGTTTACTACTACAAGAGCATCGTTGGCATCGCTCTTGCAGCGGTGGACATGAGTGGTTCTGCCGGGGTTGACCCTGACGGCTTCATCGACGTAATGATCGTTTAATTTACACCATACCCAACAAGGAGGAATACCATGGATCTTATCGTCAATGGAGCAGCAATCGGTTCGGTTGCTCAACGCCTGCAATCTACCGGGATGAGCGTCAACGCGCTCCGGCCCTGGCTCGAGCAGAGCGGGAAAGCATTTATCAACCTCAACGGCGCCGCAATGCCCACCGTCAACGCCACCCTACGCAAGGATGAGTGGAAAGCCTACGATGAAGCCATCATTCGTGCTGCCCAGGCGCGCCTTACCGGCGTCGCAGACCTGGAACGCCGTGGCCTGGTTTACACCCTCGGAAACGGACTCGGTAAAACCGTCCTCGAGTACGAAGACGCCAGCGACATCAATGAAGCAGAAGTTTCGATGGATGGGGCGCGCCGCTCCAAGGGCGACGCCGTTGATTTTTCGCTCAAGTACCTGCCCCTCCCCATCGTACACAAGGATTTTGACATTAACGCCCGTACCCTGGCCGCTTCCCGCACTACTGGGGATCCGCTCGACACTTTCATGGCTGGCCTGGCTGGGAAAAAGGTTGCGGACCGTATTGAAGGCCTCCTGTTTAACGGCCTTACCGTCGGTGGCGTGAATTACACCTTTGGCGGTGGCACCTTGTACGGGTACACCAATCATCCCAATCGGAACACCTACACCCTGTCTGCTGGCTGGACGGCAACTGCGGCTACCGGCTCCTCGATCCTGGCCGACGTTCTCGCCATGCGCCAGAAATTGGTGGACGACAAGAAGTTCGGCCCGTATGTACTCTACATCCCGACCAACTACGAAAGCGTCATGGATGAAGACTACTCCACCGGCTACCCCAAATCCATTCGTACCCGGATCATGGAACTGAACAACATTTCGGAGATTAAGGTTTCCGAGGACTTGGCCGCGAGCAACGTGGTCATGGTTTCCATGAACACGGAAACGGTGCGCCTGGTTAAAGGCATGGACATTACCCCTGTTGAATGGAGCAGCGAAGGCGGTATGCTGCATCACTTCAAGGTCATGGGTATCCAGGTGCCGCAGATTCGCGCCGACCAGGACGGCAAGTGCGGCGTCTGCCACGCCTCGGCATAATTCAAATCTTAACCAATCGTAAAATTACATGCCCCGGCCTCTATGTAAGGGGGTCGGGGCATGTGTTTATTTAGAAAGGGAGAATAACATGGCCCGGAAAACCGAAACCAAAAAAGCCCAAGTAGCCGTAGAAAAACAAACCGACCCCCTCACCGCAAAAAGAGAAACCGTGCGTACGCTTGTTTCCGACCCCGATGGTACCACTACCATACCCCAGCAAACGAACGTGGCCCTGGCGCCAAGTCTGGCGCAAGAACCCGCACAAATGTTTCGCTACCGCCGTCGCCCTGGCTTTCGCCCTTACAAAATCGGGGGGAATACCTACGAAGCTGGGCAGGTTTATGAAACCCCTTGCGCCGGGACAATCCCTGCGGCGTTTCTTGATGGGTGGGATGTGTTGGACGACCCTTCCAATATGATTGCAGCGAGGCTTCCTGAGATTCGTCCTACTGAGGGCGGATTTGATGTTTTTTCGGCGGAAGGCCGCAAGCTGAATGACCGACCCCTCTCCATGAAACGTGCAGAGGAATTTGCCAATGGCCTCAATTCCTAAATTATGGGATGATGCTACTGTTTTTATTCTTGGGGGTGGACCGTCCTTGGCTAAAGTGGACGTGTCCACCCTCCAAGATAAACGGGTCATTGCCTGTAACGCCGCATTTTACATTGCTCCTTGGGCGGATGTTTGTTGGTTTGGGGACGGCCGGTTTCATGATTGGAATATCGAACCCTTGTCCAAATTTGGTGGTCTAAAACTGACATGCGCTGATAGGCAAAAATGGTCTCCGGGTATCATGCAGATCAACAGAGGGCGGCGGATGTACGGAATTGACACCGATCCTTCTCGAGTATGTTGGAATAGAAGCACCGGCGGAAGTGCGCTAAATGTGGCATACCATTTGGGAGCGAAGAAGATAGTGCTCCTTGGGTACGATATGAAAATGGTAGACGGTGTTCATAATTGGCATACCTACCACAAGGCTTCTCCGGATAAAGACATTTATCAAAAAAGGTTCCTAGAGGCTTTCCCTCACATACATCGAGAACTGCTTGCGTTGGGCGTTGAGTGTTATAATGCCACAGAGGATAGCGCCTTATTGGAATTTCCGTTTGTTACAATAGAAGAGGCTCGTTTATGGTGACGGTCGCTTGTGTATATAAACCCGGGAAGGGCTTTTCCACTGAATACGTTTACCGCTTACGGGATGGGTTGCTAAAGCAATCTGTCCCTTTTAAGTTTTTATGCCTGACAACAGACCGGGATTTGGTTCGAATTTTGGCAGATGACGCACGTCATATCCCAAGTATTCTTCCTGGGTGGTGGAATAAATTATTCCTGTTTTCCCCTATCATGCCGCTCGGACGGATTGTTTACTTTGATCTGGACACTGTCATATCTGGGGATATAGAAAACCTTTTGTCTTATACAGGGGAAAAACCTTTGTTTTTGGATGATTTTTACTACCCTGGGAACTTGGCGACCGGAATAATGGCCTGGGAAGGGGAACAACTCTCTTTTCTGTACGACAAGTTTATGAAAAACAAGGGAGCTATTATAGGGGAATGTGATAGGGGGGCGAGAAGTAATGTAGGAGACCAGGCCTATTTACGAAAGGAAATACGGAAAGAAGACTGGCTCCCGGTGCAGGGTATTCAAGAAGGGGTGCTTAGTTATAAGAAAGATATGAGAACCAAGCAAAACAAAACTGCAAATATTGTATGTTTCCACGGGCATCCAAGACCGCATGAAGTTGGTTGGAGGGTGTAGACGCAAAGAATAAAATGGTTTGCGGACAACCCGCGCTTGTTGTAGTATAAGCATCAGTGGAGAGAAGATAGGGAGGTGTCGTTTGGGCATAACGCTGGAACCTATCGAAGCACCAGCCGTCTACCTGCTGCGCTCCGGCCCGTTCCATATCAAGCACGGCGACCCCTACACCCTGGCGGCTGTGGTCGAGGTGGTTGGGGATGTGGCAGAGATCAAGGGCGCCACGGGGCGACTGATGGAAATTCCCGCCATCCGTGCCGAGATGAAGCGGCTTGGAGTCCGGCAGGTACGGTGGCAGCGCAGCGTTGCCGGAGAGATGATTTTGCACACGATGGAGGTATAGATGGACTTAAACGCCAACCTGCAACCGATCCTCGCCGAACTGACCGCAGACCCGGAAGAACGGGGCTATGCCGCCATGACGGTCGATCAAGTTGTATCATCCCTGACCGCGCCGATTTCGATTGAGCGGGGAATCCTGACAAGTGGGGAAATCCACAACGCCATCTCCCCGGCTGATTTCGTCGGGCTGACCGACGTAAACCGGCAGTATGTGCGGGACATCCTCAGTCTCGGGAGCGTGGACGTTTCCAGCGGAACCAACGCGCGTGACGTTCTTGTCTCGGTTTTTGCCGGGAAGCAAACACTGACCAATCTGGCGGCACTGGTATTGACCAGCACCAGCCGCGCGCAACAAATCGGCTACAGCGAGATTACCGCCGCGATGGTTGAGCGGTGTCGGGAGGTGATGTAATGGGTGGGTTTACGCAAGGGGCATTTTCCGACCTAGGCACTCAGAATCAAACGATTGCCGCCAGCGGAAACTATGTTTTCGGCGCTGTATCAAACGCCGGAAAAACCAGCACAACGGTTGCCGTGGACGTGACCTACAACGCCAGCGCGACCAAAGGCGTCGACATCCTGATTGAGCGCGAAGCAACCAACACCCCCGGCTACGAGTCGCAGGCCTCGGCGTGGACGATTCCGGTGCCGTTTACGGCTGGAACGACCGTGACGAAAACCGTCAGTCTCGACGGAAATCTGTTCGGCGAGTGTCAGGTAAGGGTGGTCAACACGGATACCGCGCAGTCGGCCACCGCTGTCAACTGCCGCATCGCACAGAGTACATACGCCGCATGATTTTTCGTCCTGACATAAAACCCCCCATGTGGGGGCCACTTAGTGCTGTGCAGTATGCTGTGATGGTTAATGCTGAGCGGATGGGGATAGATCCCTCGGCGTTAAAATTGGTTTCCCCTTTCTGGGAGACCGCGGGCAGCATCATATATGACGCCACCCTTCAAAACGACATATCGACGACTCTGCCGCTGTGGGTGCCAGCAGGCTACAGATGCAGCACAACAAATAAATTTTCGCCGGGCAAAACATTGGCGACGTTGCTTGGCTCGACAACATCTCCATTCACGATCTTGACACTTGCAGATATAGTTTCGCGGCCAACATCATCTAACTTTTTACTTGGTCAATACCAAGATGGCGGGACTGGGTATGATCTAGGCTTTTATCAGTCGTCTTCCACGAGGATCATATCGTACTATTATAAGTCCGGATCAAATGTACAATTATCGCCCGGAGTCGTAGAGAGCGGCGCAAGCATAAGCCTCGGGGTTACTTGGGACGGGGCTAGTATCACGGGGTATTATGGTGGAGCCTTAGCCTCTATTGCGTCGCATAGCTCGGCGCTTACGACGACACACACGTTTAAGGCTGGTGGGGTGGGGGCGGGTGGGAACGGGACACATGACCACAAATTTCTGATCGTGTGTTCATCCGCGCTTACCGCTGACCAGATCGCCCAACTCCACGCCACCCCCTACGCCCTGCTCATGCCGGTATCGCGCCCTGTGTATTTTGATCTTGGGGCGACAACTGGCGCGACGCTAACCACCGACAGCGCCTGGAAAATCTACACGGACGCCGAGATTGACACCGCATGGGCTATCCGCGCCGAGCTGAGCCAATCCGCCGCATGGGCCGTCTTTACCCGCGCCGATGCCGAGAGCGCGTGGAGCATCCGCACATCAGCCGAGGCGGAAACGGCGTGGACGGTTCGCGCCGGGTTGGATACGCCGACCGCGTGGCCCATTTCCACCGCAGCCGACACGCAGACGGAATGGCAGATCAAGGCCGGACTCGACGCGGAAACGGCGTGGCCGATCTTCACCGCCGTCGATACCGCTACCGCGTGGGCTATCCTCGATTCCCTGGCCCTGGAAACACCCACGGCCTGGGCGATCCGCAACGCCCTCGCCGCCGATGCCGCGTGGAGTATCCGCACCGCCCTCGATACCGGAAGCGCGTGGGCGATCCTCTCCCGGCTGGACCGGGAAACCGCCTGGCAGATACTCGGCGCTGGCATCCTCGACACGCCGACCTCTTGGGCCATCCGCGCGGATCTTGATCAGGCGACCGCATGGACGATCAAGACCAGTCTCGACGCGGACACGGACTGGACCATCATCAACGGGATGGACACGGCGACGACCTGGGACATCCTGCAAGGCTTCGCCACCGATACCGCATGGCAGGTTTACCGGGGACTCGACACCGCAACCGCCTGGAGCATCATCAGCGATACGGTCCCCGAGCCGGTGAAAGTGTTCATGGCCGAGCGCCGGGATTTCATCATCAACGCCGAAAAACGAATCTTTATCCTCCTCGCAGAAAGGAAATAGACCATGGCCGCAACTCTCGTTTGGCGCCTCACCGGCGGAGCCAGCAACAGCGACCCCAACGCCAGCCTCGGCGGAGCCCGCAGCAGCAATGCCATCAGCGGAACCGCGATGAATAACCTGTTCGACAACGTGAGCGCCGCCGAAGCGAGCGCCGGGGATAGCGAATATCGCGCCCTGGACTTGTACAACAGCGGCGACGCGGCATCCTCTGGCACTGAGCTTTACATGAGCACGCCGACGAGCAGCACGTCTACCGAGCTGCAATTTGGTCTGGAGGCGTCACCGGTGGACAGCACCACCAGCATCGTCGATGAGTCGACCGCCCCGGCCGGGGTCAGCTTCGCCGCCGCGACCACCGGCAGCCGGTTGATCATCCCCGCTATTGCTGCAAGCAGCGGTTGCCGGGTGTGGATCAAGCGGGTCGTCTCGGCAAGCGCTCCGAACACGGCCAGCGACAGCGGTACTATCACGGTGGAGTACGCATAATGCGGACCCTGGCGGGCGGTAAGCAACCTGCTGAGACATTTCTTGTCGGTGTCGATTTCTCGCCGGTTTTGGCGACTGGCGAGAGCCTCGCACTGGTTGGCAGCACCTGCACCGCGCGGGTGTACGGTACGTCCACCGATGCCACGGATACGCTTATTGAAACGGGAAGCCTGGAGGTTTCCGGGACTGTGCTGCAAGCGCGGCTGGTAGACGGTGAAGATGGTGTGTACTACCTGGTTGAGTTCCGCGCCGCAACATCGGACGGTAATCTCTACGAGCAGGACGTCATGGTAGGAGTGAGCAACGGATGAGTCAGCGCGAAACGATCTTCATTAACCTATTCGCCTTGTGCGAGGGCACCGAATGCCACCAGATTACGTTTGTTCAGGACATAACCAAGTAACTCGACGGAAAGGGTGCGTGATGATTCCTAAATTTTTTAAGTGGCTCCTTGGCGAACATTTGGCAAGTTCTCTTTCAAGTATCCTGGTCGGCGCGGCTATGGTGGCTGGTGCTGCTGCGGCCTCTGGTGACATTGATGCTGAATCACTCATAACGGCTGCTGCCGTTGGGGCGGGCACTACCATTACCGGGATGGTCGGAAGAAGATACGGAGAAAAGTAATGACCTATTCCCTGCCGTATACCATACGCCACAAGAGCAAGCGTACCGGAAAAATAATTATAGTCCCACTCGGAAGACGGTCTGATGGGGCTACCGGGGCTATCGATATTTGGTCGGAGGCCTGGTGGGTTCATGATGAATTATGTCTAAAAGGTACGTGGTCTGATGGAACAAAGGTCACAAACCTGGAAGCAAGTTTAGAATTATTTGATATATTGTGGAAAGAAGGACGGCGTGTTAGGGCGGTATTTTGGGGGGTCGCTACCTGGATATTTGGTGGCGGGGAAGCCAGAAAGAACGGGATGTGGTGATGGCGCATTGCGAACCGGGTAAGGGGCACCGTTGTTCATATAGCCCGACAGGGTGGTGTAACGCGGATATTCACGAATGCGCCAAGACAAAAGGGTGCCTAATGCCAGGAGGAGGAGTAACAAATGCCGCCGATTGAGTCTATTTCGAGTTGGTTGTTTTGGGCGTTGATCGGCGTTGTTCTCTATGTATTTAAAGGAACAAAAGACGAGATACGCAAAGAACGGGAACAACGAGAACGCTTATTTGAAAAAGCGGAACTAAAGTTTGACCAATTCACGGAGACGCTTTCCGAAGTAACGGCACAAGTACACGCAAGAATTTCAAAACTGGAAAGAAGTGTAGATGGTCTTTGGGGCGAGCACCGTATTCTAAAAGACACCCATTGCCGGTCACATCATGCGGAAAAAGGTGGTTTGGATGTATGACACAAAAATAGATCGGGGGTAAATATGGCGCGAGTATTTCAACCGGATGTGGAAAAGATCATAGATGTTGTGGATGGGATAGACTTTTCCCCGTTCATTACCGCCGCGTCCCTCTTGGTTGATCGACTTTTAGTCGGCACGGGTCTGAGCGATGCCGAGTTAAAAGAACTGGAACGGTGGCTTGCCGCGCATTTTTTGGCGATACGAGACCCAAGGGTTCGCCAACGGAGCATCGGTGACAGCAAAGAGACTTATGCCATAAGCGGGGGGTATAAAGGTGGTTTGGATGCCACCCCATACGGACAGCAAGCAATGGTACTGGATTGGACAGGAACATTGATGAACACCGTCGGGAAGAAGGCGGTAATTCTGGACGCCGTTGTGGAGGAATACTGATGAACATTGCCGCGCTACTTCATCAACATGCTGTATACTGGTGCCCGTCTAGTATAGACGGATATGGCAAAACAACTTTCCTACCCCCGGAAGATGTTGTGGTGCGCTGGCAAGATGTGCAAGAAGAATTTGTTGATAATGATGGACGTTTACAACGCGCCCGGTCTGTTGTATATTGCAACAAACCTTTAAAAGAAGGAGGCTTCCTGTATTTGGGCACTCTTTTTTCTATTCCGGTCGCATACAGGGGAGCCCCAGACAAACTGGCCCTTTCTCAAATGGTTCGTAAATTACAAACATCCCAAAGCGTGTCAGCAACCTATCAGCTATATAAGGCATATACGACATGAACACCAGTAAGAACCTAATCATTACCGGGCAAGATGACGTTATCAAAGGTTTACAACAAGCCCTTGATAAAATGATCTTTGCGTCGGAGCGGGGATTGGTTACTGCTGGCATGTTTATAAAGAACAAGGCCGCGCAAAAAGCCCCGATTGATACAGGGAACCTTAGGAATAGCGGGTATGTGGTGTCCAATTCTGGAAAATTGCATAGCGAGACACCTTCTTTCAGCGATCTACGAAAGGATTCCGCAATACAGGCCGCAAATTTTGCTAGTGCGGTTGCGGAAAGTCGTGCTATTGTTTCCGGAAAGCAACCAAAGGTCATGGTAGGCTTCGCAACAACGTATGCTGCATCGGTTCATGAACATACCGATGTGCCCCATGCGACAGGAGAGGCAAAGTTTCTTGAAAATACACTGAAAGACATGGCCTCTCAAATATTAAGGCTGATTAAATCAGAGGCGTTTCTATGAACAGCCCTGCAAAAGACATGGCAGACCTTATTTGCCTTTCCTCCAGTCCAATTTCTGTTATCGGATTTGGAGTGGACGTTTTTGTAGGTATGCTACCCCAAACTCCGATTGAGTGCGTCACGTTCTATAATACAAACGGATGGTCGTCAGCGGCAAACTATACCTATGAGCGACCAACGATACAGGCGCTTGTCCGCACCAGTAGTTACGAGGCAGGGTATGCCCTAGCACATGCAATAAAAACCCATTTGCACGGCCAAAATGGCGTGACGATAAACAATGCAAGGTACATACAAATACTTGCAGAGGGGGACGTGGTGGACCTACCCCCGGAAGAAACAAAGCAACACCGGCTTTTTTCGATAAATTTTGCGGCACATAGGACAATAGCAACATAACAAAGGAGAACACATTATGAGCCTAGCTGTTTCGGGTGTAGGGACATCGTTTAAACGGTCGGACATGGCTTCCACGCCTGCATTTACGGCCATTTCTGAAATTAACAACATTACTGGGCCGAGCATGTCCCGCGAAACCATTGATGTTACGTCGTTGGATTCTACTGGTGGCTACCGCGAGTTTATTGCGGGCTTCCGGGATGCCGGGGAAATTCAGTTTTCGATGAACTTCTCCCAAGCCGGGTACTTGCTCATGAAGGATGATTTTGAGTCCGACGCCCTTCGGGATTACCAGATCGTGTTGCCGGACGCAGGGGCAACCACGTTTGACTTTAGCGGTCTCGTCGTGGAACTGCCTTTGGACATTCCGATGGATGACAAAATCACCTGTAACATTTCGATTAAAATTTCCGGCCAGGTTACTGTTAGCTCGTAAATGACCTGATTATCCAATAACCCAGTTCCCCCTTCCGCATAAAGGTATGTAGAAGGGGGAACAATTCCATACTATACAAGGGAGACGCACATGGCACTTCTTACCAAGCAAGCTATTTTTTCGGCGCAAGACCTTCCCTATGAAGATGTTCCTGTTCCTGAGTGGGGAGGGGAAGTTCGTTTGCAGGCTCTTACAGGGGCACAACGGGATGCTTGGGAAATGGATATGTTCGGGGCAGATGCTTCCAGGCGTAACATGAAAAACGCCAGGGCAAAGCTCATTGTACGGTGCGCAGTTGATGAAACAGGCGCCCCGATATTCACCAGAGAGGACGTGAACGTGCTTGGTGAAAAAAGCGCCGCTGCCCTGGACCGTTTGTTTTCCGTCGCTAAACGCATTAACCGCATCGGGACGGAGGATGTAAACGAACTGGTGGGAAACTCCAACACCAGCCCAACAGACGATTCTACTTCCGTTTAGCGTTGGCGCTGGGAAAAACGGTTAAACAACTGCTTGAGGAAATATCGAGTGCAGAATTATCGGAGTGGATGGCTTATGAGGTGCTAGAGCCTTGGGGGGAAACCCGCGCAGACTATCGCGCCGGTGTAATCTCCTCCACTTACATAAACTGTAAACTCAAGAAGGGGGCCAAAAAGCACAAACCGGCGGATTTTATGCCTCGGTTTGGTCCTCCTAAGAAGCAAAACCCAGAAGTGATAAAGGAATTGCTCATGGGTTTGGTATCAGTTACGAAACACAGGAAATAGGGGGTAGCGGGGATGGCGACGGTCGGTGTACTTGCAGTAATGTTGACGGCTAACCCCGCTGCTCTTGTCTCTGGGATTCGTTCTGCGCAAAATGCCGTAAATAATTTTTGCGACAATGGCCTGGACAAGATGCAAAAAAAGATGCAGCACGTAGAATCCCAAGGATTTGTACGTCTTCAAAAAGCTGCGCTTAGTTTCAAAAATGTTATGGCCTCCGGTATATTCGGAGTAGGGATTAAAAGTGTCATTGAAACAGGCATGGAATTTGAACGCCTGGAATACAAGATGATTGCAGCAACCGGATCGGCGGCGCTTGCTGCAAACGAACTTGGGTTTGTACGATCAGAATCTGAGAGACTGGGGCTACGTCTAAAAGACGCGGCCAATATGTTTGGTACTCTGGCAGCAAGCGCCAAAGGGACAAGTCTTGAGGGAGAAAAAATACGGCAGGTATTTACTGCTGTTTCTGAAGCCGCTACGGTAATGAGGCTTTCCTCTGAAGATGTAAACGGCGCCCTGTATGCCATTTCGCAGATGATTAGCAAGGGTAAGGTTTCCATGGAAGAGCTTCGCCAGCAATTAGGCGAGCGCCTTCCAGGGGCTTTGTTACTTGCCCAGCGATCTATGGGATTGACTGGGGAAGAATTTGACAAGCTGATAACAAAAGGTGGTCTTACCGCAGACGTATTTCTTCCGAAATTGGCCGCAGAAATGCAACGTACCTACGGGGAAGCCGTCCCAAATGCGGTTAAGTCAACGCAAAGTGAATTGAACAGGTTTTTAACTACCTGGGACGATATAGTAAATACGATTGCAAGAAGTGGCGTAATTGAAGCATTCCGTTTAATAATGAAAACTGCTGCGGAAGTTTTCAAATACATCAATTTTGTGACAAGTAATTTTGTGGCCCTCATTATAAAGGGGTTTAACATACTTGAGCGTGATTTGAAGACGGTTTGGGCGGAGATAGAGTTTACATGGAGAAGCGTTTGGGGTGAACTTATCTTCGATTTTTCCAGTGGTCTTGTTCAAATTGCAGAGGGTATCGACTGGATTAATGCAAAATTGAACGGGGCTTCCGCACCATCTTCTACAAGTGGGATAAGAAAACTGGCTGAAGATATGTCTGCATACGGCAGGGACGCCGGAATGACCGTAGAGCAGTTTCAGGCGACAGCGGAAGCATATAGGAAAGAGGCGGAAAACTTAAATAAATCTGTGGATGAAATACTGTACGAACGATACCGCGCCCTTTACGAAAAACCAATTATTCAAGCACCTATGACCCCAACTGTCGATCCCCCGACTACAAAAAAGGACGGCACGTTGTCTTCGTTAAGCAAAGACGCCGAAAAGGCTGACAAGGCTCTGGTACAATATAAAGAGCATTTGGAAGACCTACATGGGGAAATGGCTACTTGGGCGCAGGGTGTTGGCCCTACCGGATTTACCAAGGAAATTCAAGACGCAGAAAAGAAATACAAAGATGTTATCCAAAATATAGCAAAGTGGGGAAGAGATGCCCTAGAAAATGGGGTGCCTGCTAGTTTTATAAAGGAACAAACAGAAGCCGCAATGAAGATAGCGGAGGAAGCCAAGTCCTCTTACATGCGCTCTGCTTGGGAGCAAGAAGAGGCTGCTTATGCCGAAGAAAATAAGCGGTATGATGCGGAACAGGCGTCCCTTGCCAAGCAACAGCGGGAAATTGAAATAAATGAAAAATTGGCGGAGCTGGCCTTAGCAGAAAAGACGTACACAATGGGTACGTTAGATATTCTGGAAGAGAGAATAGCTGCACAAGAAGAGCTGCTTATATCGGAACAGGCATATTTAGAGACTATCAATAAACAAGAGAATCTCTCGGCATGGCGAGACCAACTAGCAGCCGTTAATGATGTGAAGCGGTCGCTTATCGAATTACGGGATGAGTACACCACTTTAACAGGTACAGCTATGGAGGGGGTTCAACGTGGGTTGTCTAGCTACTATGCGGACCTAGAAAAAAACTCACCTTTTACTAGAATGGCTGGGTTGGCAAAATCTTCTGCGGAGTCAATGCACGGTGCATTTTCGGAAGGGTTCTTTTCGTTGATGAAAGGGGATTTTAATTCTCTATCGGGCACGTTTAAAAATTTTGTAGATGACCTTAGTCAAGCCTTCAATGAGACGATCGCGGACATGCTTGCTGACTGGGCAATGGCGCAAGCAAAGGGACTTTTTTCAGCGGAAGGTGGTAGCACATCGCCAGCATCCAACTCCTCCTCGAAATGGGGTGGGTGGCTATCTACTCTTGGTAGTATGGCTGCGTCTTATTTTGGAGGAGGTGGTGGATCTGCTGCTACTGACACAGGTGGATCGTTTGCTTCTGCGGACTCTTTCATGGCAACGGGAAATTATTCCGTATCCGGGAACCGTGCTTCTGGTGGGGTTGTCAACAAGAATGACATGTACCTTGTTGGGGAGCATGGACCTGAATTATTTGTTCCATCCACTAAAGGTCGTATAGTAAATAATGACGACACATATTCACAACAATCTCCAATAATTGTGAATATGAATATAACTACCCCGGATGCAAATAGTTTCCGCGCATCCAATGCCCAGATAGCGGCGCAAGCTGCCAGCGCCCTTACCATAGCGGCTAGGAGGAATGGATGAGTTTCATAGAGTCCCCAACATTTCCAGGTAAAGTAAGTTATGGGTCAACGGGTGGTCCAAGTTACCGCACCACTATTGTTGAAATGGTGAGCGGGCGAGAAAAACGAAACATCGAATGGTCGCTACCGCGCATGAAGTATAATGCCGCCTTTGGGGTATGCACATTACAAGACCTGGAAACGGTTATTGCTTTTTTTCATGCTTGTTATGGGCGGGGGCACGCATTCCGGTACAAGGATTGGTCTGATTTTAAGAGTTGCGGCATAGAGGAAACTGTTTCCGCAACGGATCAGCTCATTGCATTTGGTGATGGAAGCACAACGGCCTTTCAGTTACTCAAGGTATATACGGTAGGGACAGCGACCCTTGCTCGGGATATTACGAAACCTGTTTTTGGAACTGTAAAGATCGCAATCGAAGGAGTTGAACAAGCATCCGGATGGACCGTAAATACGACTACGGGGATTGTTACATTTTCTTCTGCGCCTGCTAATCTAGCACAAATCAGGGCAGGGTATGAATTTGACGTACCTGTACGCTTTGATAGCGACGAAATGCAGCTATCCCATTCGGATTGGAAATGTGGGACTTTGTCAATTCCAATAATTGAGGTGCGCCTGTGAAAGTTCTGACAACCAGTATCAGTAATCATTTGACTCAAGACGTGACCACGATCGCGACTTGTTGGGAAATTGCTAGAAGGGATGGTATAACTTTGCGCTTTACCAGCCTTGACCAAGACCTGACCATCGGTGGTAACGTCTATTCGTCACTTGCGGGGTACACCCCCAGTGCCGTTGTTTCTACTAATGACTTTGCCGTTGATAATATGACCGTGGACTCTGTTTTGGACGTGGACGTGATTACAGAGGAGGACTTGCTCGGTGGGATTTACGACGGTGCTTCGGTGCGGATTTTCCAAGTCAACTGGGCAGATCCTGATGGTGGTGAGATTGACCTAAAGACAGGTACCATTGGCGAGGTACGTATCGCCGGGGATCGCTTCGTCGTCGAGCTGCGCGGGCTGACCAGCGCCTTGCAGACGAGCATTGGAGAAGTATATAGCGCATCGTGCAGGGCTAGTTTTGGTGACTCACGTTGCAAGGTGCTGTTATCTACACTAGAAGTGGCCGGGGCTGTTACCGCTGTCAACACCCGTCTTGATATAGCGACAACTTTAACTCAAGAAGATGGCTATTTTACTTATGGTCGCATCGAATGGCTTACAGGGAATAATGTAGGACAAATGCTTGAGATAAAAGGGTTTGTTTCTTCGGTTGTGTCCATGGTGCTGCCGCCGCTGAACGACGTTGTTGTTGGGGACACTTTTAAAATTGTTCCTGGATGTGACCGTACACTAGATACCTGTGTCAGCCGTTGGGATAATGTACTTAATTTTCGTGGGGAGCCGTATGTTCCCGGTATTGAAGCCGTTATTGCCCCTGGGAGACGGACATGATTAAACGACAGACCATTATCGACGCGGCGCGAACCTACCTGGGAACGCGCTTCAAACATCAGGGGAGGATCAAGGGCGCGGGTATCGATTGCGTCGGGCTGGTACTGTGCGTCGGTATCGACGTTGGGCTCGATCTTCCTCGTTATCTCGATTACAGCCGACACCCGGACGGAAAGACCCTGCAAGACCGCCTCGAAACGCACATGCAGCGCATCCCAGAGGCCGACGCCCTGCCAGGTGACGTGCTGCTTTTTCGTGGTAAAAGCCAGCCCCAGCATGTCGGCATCATCTCAGCCCCTGGGTACATGGTTCACGCCCATTTGAGCTATCGTAAAGTGGTTGAACACCGCATAGACGCCACTTGGCGGGCGTTGATTATCCGCCCATATCGTTACCCAGGGGTCGAGTAAATGGCTAACGTCGTCTTTGGGGCAATTGGTGCTTGGATTGCCCCTTCAGGATATGCTGCGCTGGGCTATGCTATCGGTAGTGCTGCGGGAACCTACCTGGCTAATTCCTTGGCCAGCCCGTTGCAGCTACCTGATCAGATCGGTCCACGTCTCGGGGACTTGGCAATTCAGAGTAGTTCCTTGGGTAACTGCATCCCTGTAATCCATGGGTATTCGAAGATAGCCGGAAATATTATATGGATGCCAGAACTGGAAGAAATACGTCACGAGGATACCCAAGAGATTGACGGTGGTAAGGGTGGTTCTAGCGGTGACAGCGAAGTGACGACGGTTTGGTACACCTATAAGGCTTATTGTGCCATCGCCCTTGCTGCCGGACTCATAACCAGTATTTTGCGTATTTGGGCGGATGATGTGCTGGTTTACGATATAGATACCATTGTAGAAACCAAAACGGTTGTTGGTGGGGTGGAGGTTATAACCACTGACATTCTAAATACCCTGCACCCACGTATATATCTTGGAACAGAAGACCAACTTCCAGACGCGCTCCTCGAATCTCGTATCGGCGTTGGGATGACCCCCGCCTTTCGCGGGCTGGCCTATGTGGTTTTTGACGGGATGCCGCTGGAAGCATACGGCAATCGCCTGCCGCTGTTTTCGTTCGAGATTGAGGGGATCTGATGGGGTCGGTTTTTCAAGGGGCATTCCAGGGGGCATCAATCGGCGGGCAGGTCGGCGGTCCATGGGGCGCGGTCATCGGCGCGGTGGTCGGCGCCGCCGCCGGGGCGATCTACGCCCACAACAACACGGCCAACGCTCCGCAAGCCGCCATGGCCGGACCCCCACGGCTCAACGAGCTGGGCATCACCGGCGCCACCCTGGGCAATCCCATCCCCCTGCTTTATGGAAGGAATAGAATATCTGGTCAATATCTTTGGATGGCCGGAATTGAACAACGTGTCACGGTGGTTGAGCATGAGGTACAAACGACCAAGGACGACACCGATATTGTATATGAATACTTTTATCATTATTACCTGAGCTGTGCGTTTGCGCTGTGTCATGGTAAGGCAGTTGGGTTGCGTCGTATCTGGATGAGTGACCAGATTATATACGAAAATGGGGTGTATTTAAATCGCCCTGATATACAGGGGCACGATATTAATAATGAAACCCCTACGGAAAAAAATGCCGATAAGGACTGGGCTACTAATATCCGTTTTTACAGAGGGACAGAAGATCAATTACCAGACGTAATGCTCGAAACCACCTTTGGTGTTGGAAAAACCCCGGCGTTTCGTGGTTTGGCTTACGTGGTTTTCGACAGGCTTTACCTGACCACGACTCAGACAGGTTACTCGGCCATCTCCCTGCCAGAATTTAAATTCGAAATAGATGGCCAAAAGTGCATGGTCCATGCATATACTACAACAAGACCAAGTCCAGCGTTTTCCCTTAGTTACTATCGAAAACGCAGCGATGAATTTGTGTACGATTCTTTACGCTCTTCCGCTTTTTCCTCATACACAGCCAGGGATATTTTGATTGGCGCTCGTACCCCGTTTTTAAAAGATGTGGAAAGCGCCCCTATTGTTTTTACAAAAGGTGCGCCAACAACCGAAGAAATACCAGCAGCGGAAATAATAGATGCGGTCCCATTGTTTCCAGCGTTTGCAGACGACCCATTAGATGAAACCCGTTGGAGTTACCAGCAAATTATCGACGATATGAAGGACATTGCTGCTACGTACCCATCCGCTGAATATGATGTGGTGGGGTACAGCGTCTTGGGGAGGGAAATAGGGGCTTTACGGTTGTTTGATGACGGCAGAAGGCCCATAATCTGCATTAGTCAAGGGATACATGGGGATGAGCGGGATGCTGCGGCAGCCTGTTCTAAATTGTTGCGATCTGCGCTTTCTGGAGGGTCTACTCCTGTTTATAATGATTTGCGGGACTTGCTTTCCGGACAGGCCTCTCTCATATACAATGCTTTGAGGGAGTCCTTTTCCATATATTTGTTGGGTACCGTCAACCCAGATGGCATGACCGCCCCAGTTATTTCAGAGTATGGAGGGACAGGTACCCGTAACAACGCCAACGACGTGAACCTTAACCGCAACTGGCCCTATTACTGGTACGTCAGCGGCGACACGGACAAAGGCGCATACCCGGCAAGCGAACCGGAAACATACCATATCATTAACTACCTTTCTAAAGTCGACACAGTTGTTGTTGATGGGATGCTTTCTAGGGTATCGCGTGTTTCCAGAATTATTTGTCATTTGGACCTTCATGGATGGAACAGTCGCACAAGTTGGGGGTTACTAACAGAGCAAATCTATCATGACAAGGATACTCAGCGAAACCAAAGAGCTGCGAATCTATTTGGGGATCATTTTCTAAGGGAATATGACTGGTCGAACCATACCCTAATCAACGGTGTCCCGGCCCTGACTGAATTTCGTAGTGCCCGTAAGCCGTATATCTACACCTGGATTAAGAACCGCTCGCGGTGGGATTCCTTTTGCGGGCTACTCGAATACCCCCAGCACGAAAACGTCGGGGTCATTGCCTCGGCTTGTTACGCGATTCTTCTGGGTCTATGTGCCGCCGCCGTCGACGCCGAACAAGAAAATCTCGGTGGCGCGGTCATCACCCCCGCCCTCGACCCGCCGCTGAATCAAAACTCGCTGCTGACCGCCTGGGATGCCGCCAATCGCCGCCCCAACTACTTCAGCGTCAACGGTTTGCGCCTGACCCAACTCAACCCGGCTGGACGTATTTATGTGCGTTCATACCGTCCAGAACAGGTCGGCTGGCCAATTCAGTTTTCCGGTGCTGGGTATGCCATAGCTAATGGTTGGTTTTATGTGATCGGTGGCGAAAACGACGCCTATTCACTACCATCATGCAACGGGGAAAGCCTGGAAACCGGCGTAAAGAGTTGGGATCAGGGTATACCTGTTTCCGCAACACATGGGGCGGCGACAAGCGATGGAATGAACCTTTATTTCGCCGGGGGCTATAACAACGCAACCGCAAGCTACCTCGACGGTGTTTACCGCGCCGCTGCCCCGCCTTTGGTTTGGGACCGTGTTGCCACCCTGCCAGCCGGAGTGCAACGCTGTTCAATGGCCTTTTCTGGCGGCAAACTCTACCTCTCCGGGGGGCGTACCGCCTCAGGGTATCAAACCGCTATCTGGCGCATCGATCCCGCAACCGGCGTAACCGACCTGTTCGGCAACATGCTCACAGCTCGTGGCTGGCACACCAGCGCCGTTTACGACGGAAACCTCTATGTTTTCGGCGGGTGGGGTGGTGCAGAGACCCTGGCAAGCTGTGAAAAGATTAACCTGACGACCGGAGTCGCCACGGCCATCACCCCCATACCATTCAGCCGAGCCCAACAGGGTATTGGCACGGATGGGAACATGGCGTACCTTTGTTGCGGTCGTAGTGGCACAACCATATTTCCCACGGTCTATGCTTACGATATGGCGTCAGAAACTGTTTCCGAATTGACATACGCTATGGTATCCATAACTGATGGTGACGATGGTGACGAACCAACTACATCTAAACCCTATCGCCTGAGCCCCGCTTGTTTTGTTCACCCAGACGACGGTACATTGGCGATAGTCGGTGGTGAGAAGAGCGACGGGCTGACCAGCGACAGCTACTATTTCATTGACATTGACAACGGCGACGGCTACCTGCGTCAGACCGATGACGCTCACTGGGGGTACATCCGCCCTACGCAAGCCTTTTACGGCACCCCTGGGGAACACTATGCCGCCCAGGTGGCGGTACGCAACGCAGACGAGCCCAACGACGAGAAAAACCCGTATGTGCGGTTGACAGTCATTATCGGTCCAATCGCTACACCGCAACGCAAGTTACGTCTGGGATATACGGTACCACCACAAGACGGGTTCCATACCTATACCCTACCCTTTACTTTGCAGCCTGATGAAACAGAATTTCGTATCTACCTGCGCCATTACGGCGGCGGCACTCGGGTCGATATTGGTGCGCTGCAAGTGCTCTCCGGCGTGACAGCAGGGGTGATCGTGCCAGAAGAGGGCAAGGCTGCGGATACTATGGAAGTGGAATTTTCGACGGGTCTGAGTATTAGTGGGGCGTTTTCTCCTATTTGGGGCTCTCAACAACCCATTGAACAGACAGTCATGACATTGACGTCCGACTTTAACGGGGACGGCGTTGTAGATCTGAGTGATTTTACTAATGCCCCCTTGGCTGTTGGGGTGCTTTTTGACAATTATACGAAACCAACTCCCACGGAAATATCATTAAAATGGGTGTCTACAGAAGACTATTCCAATCCAGAGTACAGTACGCAATTCCCTGATATTGCGTATTATGAACCGACTGGAAAATTTGTTCTTAATTACCGTATTAGTGGAGTAGACTACTCTGAAGATTTAACGGGTGTTCTTCCTCTTAATCATGCCCGTACTAATCGGGAATGGCGGCGAGATGTAGTACAATGGGGAATTAAGAAAAATGTTTTTTATATATGGTACTATGGTCGGGTGTTTTACAAGAATTTTGAGGCCTTTTCCGTCGCCAGACTTTTACTTTCTATTGCATCGGGAGTCGTTATGCGTAATAGCCGAAACTTGTCCGCTATTGTTGCTGATTTATGTAACAGGGCTGGGCTATCCTCATCACAAATCGACACCGGGGGTATTACCGGGGAAGTTATGGGGTATGCTATCGCTAACCAAAGTAGCGTTCGCAGCTATCTCGAACCCTTACGTACAGCCTATGGTTTTGACTTAGTTGAAAGGAATGGTAAGTTGTATTTCATCGACAAACGGAGGGATTTTGTCAAGACAATCCTGTATGAGGATCTTGTCAGCGAAGGTGGTTCGAATCCCATATCCGTTTCTCGTGCAGAAGAACGCAACATGCCGCAAAAGGTAATCACGATCTACCCGGATCAGGACTCCCGATACCAGCAGGCTAGTCAACAGGCCCAGCGGTTCACCGTTGCCAGTCGACAAAGTATGAGCATGGCCATCCCCATTGTAATGACAGCAGACAAAGCCCGTCAAATAGCGGAAATTGTTATGTATGAACAATGGATGGGGCGCACCAGTTTCGAATTTTCCACAAGCTATACTTATGAAATGTTGGAACCTGGGGACTTAGTTTATGTGCAAAGCAAGGATCGCACATGGCCGGTACGGTTGCTCAATAAAAGCTCCGGCCAAAATGGGGTTATCCGTTGGACAGCTATTGCAACAGATCCGGAAGTTCTTACCAGTGACGCCGTTGGTGGTGCCGGGTTGCCGCTAACAGAAAAGTATGCAATATATCAAACCACAGCAACCCATTTACTAGACATTCCGATGCTCATAGACTCCGACAATAATGCTGGGTACTATGTGGCAATGGGTCCTACTTTTGAAGATCTTGGAACATGGGTTGGAGCGAATCTATATCGTTCAACTAACAACATAGACTATACGTCTATCTTATCAGTGGCGCTTGCTGCTGGAATAGGATTCACACAAACGGCGCTTGCAGACGGGCCGACCCATTTATGGGACGAAGCTGCAACAGTTGACATAATTATGCGAAACTACGATTTGGAAAGCATAACAGCGGATCGGGTACTAAACGGCGAAAATGGGATTCTGCTTGGGTCTGAGGTGCTTCAGTATAGAGAAGCTGAGATGCTTGCCGTAGACACATACAGGCTCAGCGGCTTATTGCGTGGACGGCGTGGTACAGAATGGGCTACTGGGACGCATGTTGCCGGGGAAAGGGCCATCCTCTTAGCCCCCGGTCTTCTTCAAAGGCACGTCCCGGACATAGATCAAATAGGTTTGGAACGATACTATAAGGGCGTTAGCGTCTACCACGACCCAAATGACGTGCTTGGTTTTGTTTTCACGCCTACCGCAGCGGGACTCAAGCCTTATAGCCCATGTCATGCCAAAGGTACCAGAGATAGCAGCGGCAACTTGGCCCTGGCCTGGGTTCGCCGCACCCGCGTCGGCGGCGGCTGGAACGACAACACCGACGTGCCCCTCTCCGAGGCGACGGAAACCTACGAAGTCGACATTTACAACGGTCTGAACATTGTGCGCACCATCACCGGGCTTTCCACCGCCGCCTGTTCCTACACCGCCGCCCAGCAGATCGCCGACTTCGGCGCCGCGCAAAGCGCCGTCACCCTACGCATCTATCAACTCTCCGCCACCGTCGGGCGGGGTTATCCCTTGGAGGTAACGCTATGACCACTCCCAACCTCGCGCTCCCCGAGCTGGTCGCCAGCCAGGCGCAAAAAGAAGTCACCCATAACGAGGCCCTGGCCATCATCGACGCCCTGCTCTGCGGCGGCGTCGTCAACCGCACCCAAACCGCAGAGCCGACCAGCCCCGCCAACGGCGATTGCTACATCGTCGCCGCCACCGCCACCGGCCCTTTTACCGGGCACGAAAACCACCTGGCCCACTATTATTCAGGCTCCTGGCGCTTCTACATCCCCAAGGAAGGCTGGCATGTCCGGGTGAAAGACGAAGACATCCGCGTCGAATGGAACGGCACGGCCTGGGATGACACCGCAACCTTCGGACCGCGCACCGACACTTTCAGCCAGTGTTTGAAAATCCGCCGCAACAATGCGGTCGTCGGCTCCATCGACAACAACGCCAGCGGCATCCGCGTCAAAGCCACCGCCAACGGCAACGCCGCCCTGGTCAACGACAGCAACAATGGCCTGACGATCACAGAAGCGGGGGGAGCGTCCTTTGACCTCCCGGTTATCTGCAACGGGTATACCGTGGCAACACTTCCATCGGCATCCTCTTTTACGAGAGGTATGATTTACGTTTCGGATGAATCAGGTGGGGCCACTCTAGCTTTCTCGGACGGGTCTAACTGGCGCAGGGTTTCGGACCTGGCGATTGTTTCCTAATTTCTTTGGGGGTTTTGTGGATAAAAAACGAGAAAGAGCTTGGAAAGGTGTATGTATCCATCATTCGTTTAGTCCTGACAGGAAAACGTCTGACTGGGAAGGGATTCGAAGGTTTCATACAAGTTACAGGCAAGACGGGCAGATTATCAGTAAAGGCTTGTATGAACGGCTAAAGTCCTATAAGGTTTCCGGACTTACCCCACCTTGGAGTGACATAGGGTATCATTTTGGGGTAGAATTGGTTGGGGAGGGCTACGTTGTAAAGGAAGGGAGGCCATTGAACAAATCTGGGGCACATTGCCCATGTATTAACTCTACTCACATAGGAATTTGCGTTGTAGGTAATTTTGACGCAAACCACTTACCTACCCCTGCCCTGGTTGTTTTAACGCAACTGGTAAAGGATTTGGCGCGACGATACGGGTTTATTTTAACAGAGCCTGGGGTAGTTACCTACCATAACCAACATTCGCAGAAAACATGCCCTGGAAAACTATTTCCGACTCTTGAAACTTTTTTGAAAATGCTCGATAAGTAGGTTGCAATACCTGGGCGGCGGCCCCTTCTCTCCCTCCGCCGCCCAGGGTTTTTTACTTCTGATAAATGAACAAGGCTACCTTCCTGCTACCAATTGATTCCTTGTAAATGGTGGGGTGCCCAAGACAGGAAACCACATCTTCCTTTGCCCATTCGCTCAAATGGCGCTCATTCTCGTTACCGGCCACGACCTTGTTTCCCAGCCACTCCTTACCAAGTGGGAGGGAAAGCACAAAGGACTTATTGGGTATTTTGTACAATTCGACTAGAACGTCCTGTGCCACTGGTTTTGGTAAATGCTCAATAACATCCCCGGCCATAATAATGTCATAGGACACAGGGCTTCTACGAACCAGAAAATCCCAAATGTCGGCGCAGTAAATTTTGTCGTAGATAGGAGATAGCCAGGGTTGTTTTTCAATATACGGACGGAAAATCTCCACTCCTTCGATATTTACAAGCCAATCTTCCTTGAAAACTCTCCCGTGGTACACATCCAAATATTCCCGAAATAAGTGGCCCCATTTCCCGAAACCAATTCCAACATCCAAAACAGATCTTGGGTTTGTGGACATAACAGTTTTAATGATGGTTGGGATAAAGTCTGGCAAAGAGCTAGGCATTGGTTTTTCTCCTTCTGCGTCGATTAGTAGGGGGTGACTCGTATGGTGGAAATTTGTACGCGACGCATAAATTCGCCATACGTGATCTTTTCTTCGTTAAACGAGTGATAGAAATTTTTCCTGTCCCATCCATCCGGGTCCAGGATTACCAGCCCTTTTGTTTCAGTCAACCAATCGCGGCTTGTTTTCAGCTCCGATTGTTTCCGCTCATGTTCTGCTTTGAACGGATAAGCAAAATCACGGATAAATTTATACGCCATTGCCAGCACTTGGATAGCCTCCTCATATACGGAAAAGGGGGCGGCATCTTCTGCCTGTAATTCCGTCTCCAATTCCATAAGTTCGTTCTTCAGTGTGCCGAGCGCCCTGTTTTTGCCTGGGTGCGGCCCGTACTTTCTGTCTCCATCACTTAGTTCCAAGGCCAAGTCCCTCATAACACTGTCAGAAAGCGCCGGGTCTTTTGGCTTACCCACCTGTTCTGAAAATGGCTTGCCTTCCTGGGTAAGGGATCGATACAAAATTTCGAGGCAGTCTTCTTCAATTTCTGGGGGGAACCCGTGTTTGATACCGGCTTTTTCAAAGGAAGTTAGGTAGGCTTGGTAAACCTGCTGAATGCGTTGTTTAATAGGTTCCGTGCTCATAATGATCCTTATTGGTAGGAGATTTGACTTACCTTGTTCACCATCTTTACTTCGATGCGTTTGTCCGCCCCTTCAATTTGGTCTGGGATGTGGCTAATGATAATAAGCTGCACCCCGATTTTTTCGCTTATTTCTTTCATCATACGCGCCCCCTTTTCCGGAAGGTCCCCGCCTTTCAGCCATTTTAGCGGTTCGTCCAAAATAAACACAGGGCGCGTCTTTGGTCGGCACAGGTTCCAAAGCGCAATGCGTAAGGCAAAGGCCGCAACGTCAACCGCCCCTCCACCGCTTGCATCTATGGGGCTTACACGGTTTCCATTTCTTGAGAACCAAATGTCCGCTTCTACCCGGTTGCGTCTTTGCACAAATTCCAATTCAAATTCGTAGGGATTGTCGAACACCCCAAACATCGCCAAGCTGACCAATTCACTAATCTGATATTCCAGTTGTTTTTGTGTTTGTTGGGCGACATGCCGGACAATAGTCAAGGCTTCATCACAGCACCTTTCGTGGATTGCCGCATCGGTAGCCTCTTCTTGGGCTTCTTGAAAAGCCTGCTTGTCCGCTTCCAGCATCCCCTTTGCGCGTTCCAGGGCCGTGAAAAACTTGGTTGGGTCACAGACCATACTTAGCCTCCATATCCTCGACGAGTGCTTTGATTTTTTCATTTAGGGCGTCTTCCTGTTTTTGCAGGGAAGATAGAAGCGCAATGGCCTCCTCCTCACTTTTTACCCCAAACTCTTTTTCAAGACGCTCGTGGAGTTGCTGTAACGCCCCTTCTGCACGGGAAAACTCCGTTTTTGTTCTCTCAATCTTGTCCTTCAGGTCCATGAGCCGCTTTTCCAACTTTTCTATGTTCGCCATATCAATACCTCCTTAGTGGGTTTTCTATTTATGTGGCATCCGCTAGTTCTTTTTCAATGATGGTTCTGACGCGCTTTCGTATCCTGTTTTCTGAGATGTACTGTTCGACATTGATTTTGAAATTTAATCCAATGTCATCCCCACCATGAAGACGGCTCACGAATAGGTCAAGGCGTTCTTCCTTACCTTTGGTACTGTCGATATGTTCCCGGCTTACTACCCCCTGATCGATTGGTAGGTATACCGGGCAAACCACCCCAAGTTTTTGGTTATATAGATACACGCGGGGGCGGTGTTCTGCTTGGGCGGCGGTACTTCTCATAAGGCTACCGGGGTTTACCAACAACTTGTCCCCACGTTTTACCACGAAGGGGGTATGGTTGTGCCCCGTAAGAATAAGGCTTGCAGGTACGGCGTCCAGCAATTCTTCCGCCGAAGGGTCCGTACACCCAGGCCAAGGGGCTGTCAAGAGAAAAGTCATTGTATGGATGACGGCTACGTCGTAAAAGACACCCTTGTCAAATTCCAACTTCTCCCCCCAAGGGATACCCAAAATGCTCAAGTCCCCCAACACCCCGCTTCCTGTAATATCTTCCACAACATTGGCGGCTTTTAAAACCCCGAACCCGCTTTTGTCTATGTTGCTCAGGCTGTGTTCCGGTAAATCATGATTGCCTGGGATGCTGTAAAATTTATAGGGTAGATTGCGGATAGCCCACCCGAGCAAGTACGGGCTTGGTTTGCTTTTGCCAAAAAGATCCCCAGAATCCAAAATAGGGCAGTTGTATTTTTCTTGCAAACTTCTGATAAAGGCTATCTTGTTGCTTTGAGCTTCCCAGTAGTTGTCCGTTCTGCATACAGGGGTGTCGTCTCGTAAGTGAATATCCCCGGTAAGGATGGCGTCCACATGCTGTAATTTGTCAACTACACCCCCGGAATGCTCTTCAGTTTCTTGGGGCCGCTTTACCCTTGCCATATATTTCCTCCAGACGACGTCGTGCCGCGCCAATAACGGTATCTTGAACGTAAAACCCACGGACGTTTCTCACCGCCCACAATATCCATTCTGGGTGCCGATTAATGATTGTTTCTATGGTGCAGGTTTCGTAAGGCCCAAATTCTAAAACAGATAGCTTTGTTCGGATGACTCGTTCTTTCGGACGGTATAACCGCTCCATTTCTTGTATTTCTTCATCGGTAAAGTCTTTTTTCGTTTTCACAGGACACCGCAATAAGATTCTTTTTGTGGAGTCTTGTGCTGCATCGGCCATTAACTTTCTTCGGACCGCCGCCGCCGACTTTGGTTGTTCTGCTGGTTGTTTTGGTGGGATTGTTCGCATGAGGAATCAGCCTTTCCGCACAAAGGGCAAATATCAGGCATTAACGCATTAAATTCTTCCGAATACTTCTTAATCTCCCCCCCTTTTTTCGATACCAAGGAGCCCCCAGTTTTTATTTCAAGGAGTGCGTCTTGTAATTTGCAAACAGAGTTTTCTATAAAAACCCCGTCTTTTAACAAGGTGCTTAATTTGGCGGTTGCCGCAGGTGCCCCGTCTAAGTTTGGTAGCTTTGCCAAAGAGGTGCATATTGTTTGGATATTATAAATGATTTTTTGAAGCGGTTCCGTTTTTTCAAAAAGCCCCTTTATGTCGCTAAGGTGCTTTGTTGCAGAAACATCCGCTCTTTTCATCTTGGAAAGGAATACGCGGGTCTTGTCAACAAAATCAGAGAGCGTGGAAAGCTCCCGGACCATGTTTTCTATATCATCCCGTTTTCGTACCGTGTTGGCCTGCTTTTCCATTAACGCTTTTAGCAGGGCGCAGTCCTTTTCCATGTCTTCGATATAATCGTACTGGGCGACTTTCTCCTCTAAGGTTTCTACCCTACGGACACAAAGGGCGTGATCCCTTTTAGCAGAAAGCAATTCTTTATTAATATTCGAAATAGTTGTATCGATTATATCTAGATTGACAATTTTGTTCAAATACCGGGCCACTTCCCCGCCGGTAGAACCGAGAAGAAACGGGGCGTCCATTTGTGTCTGAACATTTACATTTCCGATACAAAGGGCGTCTTGAATTTCCTTAGGCGGTTCCCCGGAACCAAAGGCCCGCAGTTCTTTTCCATTTAAGATGTAGCAGTTATCCTTGTCCGTGCGTTTTCTTGTAATGGTAGTGCCGTCGGTAAGGGCGATCGTCACAGCCGTATCGCCGCCCCAGTAGCTTCGAAATGCGTCTCCGCCTGGTTTGTTGTAGATTACCCAGTAAAGGGCGCGAAACAGGGCGCTTTTGCCGCTATCCGATTTTCCTACAATCGCATTTACCCCATCAGACAGTTCTATCTTTGTGTCTTTGTGAGATTGGAAATTTTGTAAATGGATGCTTTTTATCACTTAGCCCTCCTCCCCTCAATTTCCCGCCATTCCATCCGGCCCCAGTGCCATCGATGCGTTTTGTACCCATCTTCATCATAAACAAAGAGGGGGGTGCCTTCTGGGTATCCTGTCATATCTACTGGGTTTATCTCTAACCGCCGCTTTTCCCCAACTACCCGGCAATCCGGGTCGCTCAACATGCTGGTGGTACTGAACCCCGAACCATCTTTGTGCTTTTCAGCGGCACTTCCATCCATGCGCGGGTTATATACCCATTGCAGGCGCGCTCCACAATTAGGGCATTTGTAAAACCACAGTCGTCCAGTCTGGTTTCCGGAACCATCTCCATAAACTGGGGCATCTAAAACAAGCCCCACTGTTTTACAGGCCCAGCATTTTCTTTCTACACCGTCTTCCGTGGGCTGTGTTTTCTTTGCTCGGGCCATGTTTATTTTCTCCCTTTTTTGTGCCCAGGGATAAGTCGTAACAGGTCAAAGAAAACATCCATGTCTATTGTAACAAGAGCAGATTCGCGATCCCGTCTTGTTACCAATAACCAGTCTGTGCTTGGGAGTTGGTTGGCTTTTGCTTGCCGCACAGCATCCGGAAAACTGAAACTGTTCCCGGCCTTACATTCCACGCTCCAAGGAAATGCCTCCCGTGCATCAGCAATAAGACGAATGTCCGTGCCATTTTGTCCCATTTCCCGGCTGGCTATCATTTCGTCTTTACCAAAAGTGTACCCGGTAAGTATGCTGATTTTCTCACCTGTCAATTTTTGTAAGTTGCGCCCTTTTGCTTTCGCGCTACTTGTTTTAATCTTTTTTTTCTTTACTGGGGTTTCCCCAGCGGCACAGGTTCTCGGAGACATTGCTGTACCTTTCTACGCAAAAAGTCCACGCTGGATAGCAATCCATTCTTCAATCAGTAAAGGGACGGGGTTGTCGGTGTTAAGCATTGTCTGTTCGTCTTCTTCGATAGGCCAGTTCTTAATGTGCGCCTTCTTGAGACTGACCCCGCTGTCCAGCATAACCGAGCTGTTCCCAATGAAAACGACTTTTGCATGGATAATTACTTTGGACATATATAGGCACCCCTTCAATATTTGGGTTTTCGGTCTAGCCGCAAAGAGGCTTCTATTTCGCTCCAGGCTTCCCCGGTTATTTTCCTCAACTCCTTTTCCAAGTGGCCATCTTCAATGGTGCGGATAAGTTTTTCCCTGGTACAACTCAGGTCAAAATGAGTGGCATTGATTTTTTGCCCCGTCTTCGTCCAATACCCCTCACTCTGTAGAAAGTCTATGCAACTTCCTATATCGTCGATACCGTAGTCGTAGAAAATGGGTAGCGTTGTATCTCGACGTTTCCCCGTGATTTTGTTTTTGGTTGTCTTGAGTATGGCGTCTACCCCAACAACCCGCTCCCGTTTTTTGTGCGTTTTGCCTATTGCCGCCCATACCTCATGGGTTGCATAAAACTTGAGGGCGCGCCCCCCGGCCCGCGTTTTTTTGCTAAAGCTCATGGGGTCGATATTGTCGCGGGTTTGGCTGATAATAATAAGCAGGGAGTTTGTCTTGCTAATTTTTCGAATGATAAGGCGGAACAATTCACTCATCCCTTTTGCCTTTGTCATTCCATAGCTGCCTTTTATATCCTTGCCCTTTGCCCGAGCCATTCGCTGTTCCTCGTACTTGTTTATTTCCTCTTCACTGCCAATGGAATCGAGGCTGTCAAGTACATAGATAAACGGGCGCCCGTCGTCCAGAGCATCGTGGACGTTGTCGCAAAAAGCCTGCACAGTGTCGCTGGCAGGCTTGGCGGTGTCCTGGTTTGGTGGTTCGATTCGGTCAGCAACCTTATCCCCAAATAGATAAGGAATGTCAAAGGCGCAGGCTGCTTCGGCATCGTCATAGATAAAGCGGTAGTCCTTAAACCGTTTCAGCATGGCTGCTTCGGCAAAGGCTGTCAGGGCAAGAAATGTTTTGCCGCTGGAGCTGTCCCCGATAATGTTTGCCATTGTGCCCAAGGCGTACCCACCGTCAGCGCGGTCACTCAGCATCAAGTTAAACAATGTGCTCCCAGTAGGCAAAAAACCGGAAGCATCCATAGGACGCGAGCTTCGTTCTTTTGGCTCTTCTACGGAAGCGTTAATTTGTTCGCCTATGTCAGACACATTATTTTTTCGGGCCATTTTCCAGAAACTCCTCAAGAAGTTTTTTGTTCACATTCCAACGGCTACCTTCACCAAGTGGTTGGTATCCGAGGTTATTCGCCTTAATCCATTTGATCATGGTGGCATATACACAATGAATACCTTTCTTTTTGGCAAGCTCTAAAGCGGTCGGAACACCTATCATCTCTACTTGGTCATTCATTGCGGTGTCCTTTAGTAAAAGCCTGGGCCGGTGCTACAAGGATAGATGCTTCCAACCACTCTCTATCACCCTTTGGGTAGGGTAGCTCCGTTTACTTTTCTTACCAAGGCAGGTCGTTATGCGCGGCGGCGTCCACCACGTTCTTCGCGTTTCAGCCTGTCTTTTTCATCGGCGCACTCTTCCCACTGCTTGCATTTGTCACATTCGTCATGGGCGTCGTTGTCTTTACCCCATTTGAACCCATTAGGGCATTTCTCGGAAGAGTCTTCGTCTTCGTCCTGGCCCTTGCGATTTTTCTGGGGTGCCTGTTTGCGGCCACGAGGGGCGGGTTTTTCATCTTCCGGCTCTTCCTCCGGCTCTTCTGGCTCTTCCCACGGTTCCTCCGGTTCCTCTTCCTCAACAACCCGGCGGCGGCGCGCAGGTGTTTCTTCCTTGTTGGTATTGCGACGCCGTGGGGCTTCTTCTTCCGCGTCATCGTCCTTCTCGTCATCGTCGTCGTCTTGTACAACGTCTGTACCGAACAAAATGGCCTTCAGTTGTTCTGCTGTCAAGATGTTGAGCGCCTTGTCCAAGTCAACCGCCTTGTCCAAGTATTTGGGGCTCAGGTCCTCCCGATCCACAAAGTCAATGCGCTGTGCTTCGAGGAAGGCGTTTTTGCCGAGTTTCTTTTCTCCAAAACGAACTTTCAGCGTGTACCCGCCTTTAAGCATGGGAAAGTCAAGGTACTGTTCGTCGACGTTGCGCAATTCATCTTCAATAATGCGCCCAAAGAGGTAGCTGCTCATGTCGAAAACATACTGCTTCCCATTGATAAGCACGTTATACAGTTCCCGTTCGCTGGGCTTGAGAGCCTTAACAACATCCGGGTCCGTGTTTTTGTCCTTGCTGAGAAGTGCGTATTCCGCGCAGATGGGGCACGGCTTACCGATGCTTTTGAGGCAAACGTACCGCTTATCTTCGTCGCCGATATTGCGGTGAATCCAGTAAATACGGCGGTGCCATTCTTCCCCGGCTTTTACCCCGTCCGGATTGCGGCTTTCGCTCACAATGTAGGGGAAAATGTCAATTTCGTAGGTACCTTTTTCCGGGCTGAAAAACTCAATGCCGTCCGGAAGGCGTACTGTACCGCCCCCGGTGTTTTCGCTCTTGCGCTCTTCCAAGCGTTGGCGCATACGGTCGCGCATACTCCCGCCGGAACTTCTTTCTTCTTTCTTTCCAACTCGAGCCATGTGTCTTTCTCCTTGGTTTGGGGTTGATTTAGTGCCGGGCCGGTGGGGTATCCGCTAGGGTTTTAGCACCGTCGCTGCCCATCCTCCGTTTACTTTCCTTACCCGGCTTTTCCTACTTGCGTTTCTGTCTGCTTTGTGTTCGGCGCAGTGTGTCAATTTGGTCGAGCATGTCTTCAAAAACCCCGTCTGCATCTTCCCCTTCGCACAGGTCTACTTCAATGTCTATGCGGGTGCTTTCATAATTTCCGTCATTGTACGTTTTTCCTAAACGGAGTGTCTTTAAATGGGCCTATTATTCCCCAGGGTTCATGCGGCGACGCTGCCTTTTTCGCAGGTCGTCACGTTCTGCTGTTTTGATAGATTCCCGTGTTTCCTGGGAAACCTCGGTAACTTCGGGGGCGCTGAAATATTGCTGCCCGTGGAGGCGCACAAGGTTTTCCAGGGCGCACTTTCTTTGGTCAAAGGCCCGTACCGCCGCACCGAGCAACTCAACCAAATGGGATGCTTCGTGGACATTGTTCCGGAGTTTTCCGTAGGTCTCGTCCAATATGATTGCGTTACCGATACCGGCTTCCGTGACCTTGCCACCAAGCCCATACGACTCCGGGTCTTGTCTAATCGCAAGGTCAAGATTAGCCTTTTTAACTTCCAGGGCTTCCTTGGCTTTATCAAGGGCGTATTTTGCTTCTGCGAGAGCCTCCGCGTACTTGAAAAACCGGCGTGGTTGGTCTACCCACTCCGTTTCAAGAGCATACATATCAATTTGCAGCTCTTCTTCATACTCGTTCATAAAACCTCCCTTGGATATGTGTGTTTTGCTGTTAAATGTATAGTAACACAGCAAAATAAAAATACAACATAAAAATATAAAAAACAATGAATTATACCTTGCCAGTTATCTGTATTTCAGCAATTTGCGCATCCCGTACCCCGCCCAGGGCGTAACTTTCGTTCCATTCAATTTCGACAGTTTCTATTAAAATGCCGGTTTCTTCCTGCACTTTCATAAGGGCGTCTCGTAACACATCGTAGACTGTCATGATTTTCCTCCTACCCGTTCAATGCTGTGTATGATGCTAAAACTAACCCCGAGCGGCCATTGTTATAAAACGGTTCTTTGAACGCATCCATAACCAAGAACGCTTGTGGGTCATCATTGTTGAGCAAAACGCTGGCGCAGTACCCCATAACAGCAAGCCTGGTTTGTTCAATGTCAGCCTCTTCCAACCCCTTGAGAATGGCCGCTACCGCCTTCCAAGGGGAGCGTTTTATCAATGCCCGGCAAAGGTCGATAGCCGCGTTTTGTTCCGCTGCTGTCTTTTGTGCGGCTTTCTTTTGGTCTCTTGGGGACAGGTCGATAACCTTTTCCAAAACTTGTAGGGCGTTGCGCGGGCTCCCCAGGGAATCTTGGGATATTTGTTGCAAGGCTTCCGGTTCGATTGTCTTTCCTTCTGCTTCTACAATTTCGGAGAGCAGGTTGGAAAGTTGTCGCTCTGATAGCGGTGCAACATTGAACGGTACACAGCGCCCCCGCACGGTAGGGAGCAGTTTTTGGGGGTCCGTTGTGCAAAGAATGAAATACACATGCTCCGGAGCATCTTCCAATGCTTTCAGAAGCGCATTTTGCGCATCATTCGTGAGCTTGTGGCACTCATCCAAGAGAAACACGCGACAAGAGCCTTCAGAGGGGGAATAGCGCATTTTAGAACGAAGGTCGCGGATCGTATCAATACCGCGAAAATCCGCTGTGTCCAGTTCATAATAGTCTTGTCCTTTACATCCAAGGTTTCCTGCAACGATGCGACCCAGCGTTGTTTTCCCGCAACCGCTGGGGCCGTTAAACATAAAGGTGTGAGGAATATCTTTTTTGTCCCTGGCCAGCACAGCCTCAAGAGCTTTGATTGTTGCTTCATTGCCAAGAACTTCATCAAACGATTTTGGACGATAATCAGTTGCAAAGGGCATTCTTGTCTCCTTTTTGTAGGTTATCTGGGGACTGCACGGGTTTCCGACGTTTTGTTGACTTGCTCTGCCGCCCGTATACCGTACCCGGCAATATCAATCCAGGGGGATTCCCCGAATGGGTCGTTGTCCGTGGCTAATCTACACAGCTTATCCAAAACCCTGGCGATTGGTAAAACAACGTCCATTTTTTCAACTGGTATCCCGTCCGGGTATAGGATCTTTAGCATAGCCGTAGTTTTTATGTAAGCGTCCCCATACGCCTTGTTTTTCTCCGAAACAATCCTTCCTATTTCTGCCCCGAGTGTTTCAAAATTGGTCATGATACGTCTCCTTTGCTGATTGGTATGCCCCCCATATCTTCAACTTTATTTCCCTCCATTTACCCAATACCGTTCTCCTTGTAACATGCCCCCATGTTTTTGGGTCGTCATCCTAGCTCCACAGCATTTGACGCACATCCCGGAATGTAAGTCCTGTTCTAAATCGGTGGTATTCATTTAATTCTTCCGGTGTCATAAAATACCAGATAAATCAAGTTTCCCCTTTTGGCTCCAAGGGGTGTCCACAGGGCTTCCCTCTACATCCGCCAACATTGGAACGGTTATCCAAGCATAGTGTTCTACTAATTCCCGTTCCATGACCCGGTGTAACGTCCGCACAACCAATTCCAACTCACTCGGATGCACGTCCAAGACCATCTCGTCGTGAATTTGCCCAACAATGCGACTTTTCCAATTATCTCTAATAGAAATTTCTGTAACACGGCACAAACTCCACAAAAGACAATGAAACGCGCTACCCTGTATCGGGTAATTAACGGCGTCGTTTCTAGACATAACCGTTTGGCAGCGGAAACCAGTATAAGTATCGAAGTACCCCTTGTTTTGGTACGCTTCCCACCAGTCCTCTTTCCATTGTGCGTACACTGGAAAGCGGGTATACCAAAAAGACCGCTCCACTTTCTTAACGTGGTTTTCAAATGCTTCCGGAGTACCAATCCCGACTTTTTTCATGTGCCGTAGCAGGGGGGTCCCGTCTGCAAGTTTTGCATAATCCTCGTTGAGAACGTCCTGCCACATCCCTTCGGCACAACTCTTATACCAATCCCCATAGAACTGAGCAAAAACAAATTTTCCCTTGGCAATGTTGCGCACCGGCTTAATAATTTGGGGGGGTTTTAGCTTAAACAGTTCCAAGGCCATGTCTCGGTGCATGTCCTTGGAGCTGTCTTTATTATAAGTGGTCATTGTTGGGTCGTGGTGGTAGCTGTTTGCTATGCGTACTTCCGCACCGCTATAATCAGCGCACAGCAACAAATGCCCTGGGCGGGGGATTATCGCTTGTCTAGCAAGCAACTTCATTTCCGGGTCGCGATTTGGTATATTCTGAAAATTAGGGGAACTGCTGCTTGATCTGAAAGTAATGACGCGGTTCAAGTTGAAGAATGGGTGCATTACCCCATCAATTTGCTCTTTTAAGAAATTCCCGAGGTACGTTGTTTTTATCTTTTCAAGTTTGCGGCATTCCAAGAGCTTTACAATATCCGCTTGCCCGGTAGCTCGGAGGGACTCTTCGTCCGTACTTGCTTTTCCACTTGCAGTCTTCTTAGATGGGGTGTACCCCAAATCAGAGTACAAAATTTGTGCAAGGTGGTCATTGCTTGCGGGGTTAAACTTTCTTCCATAGACCTTTCGTCCGGCGGCAAATAGGGGGCTGTCTTGAAGCTCCCCCATTGTATTTTCGATACGACGTTCCACTCTGCGGATTGTTTTATTGCAGTACGCAACATCGATACAAAGCCCTTGTCGCTCCGCCAGCGCCAGCGCCCAGGTGCCCCGGTGTAGCAAAGAAAACGCTTCACTTGTGACCGGCATTAACATTGCATATCCTTTAATAAATCGAACAAGTGCCCTTGTTGTTTCTGGGCCAGTTGATATTCAAGCAAAGCATCGAGGCCGTTGTAAATGAGAAGTTCCTTTTTGGGGGCTAAATGGATGCGGTTAAAAGCGTTGCCGCCGTGAGCGCGTTCTTCTTCCGCATCTGCTTTAAGGTAATCCAAAACAGCGTCCTCATATCCAAGGACACCTAGTTGCACATACGTTTGAAATTTTAACCCAGTTATGTCGTTTCTATTGTCAAGCTGATGTGTAACCAGCATGGTATCCCATATCCAATTATTGACACCATGCCCGCAAATAATGTTTGTCCATAAGTCCTCAAATTTCATATTCTGCGCTATCTTGCCAACGCCGCTTTCCATCAATTTTCGCCATGCCCGGAGAGTACCCCGTTTTTTGGGCCATTCAAAGGCGAAGGCTTTATTCATGTCGTTACATACAGCGCAAGAAACAATTCGGTGTCCCTGTCTGTATGGTTTCAGTCCAGTTGTTTCATAGTCAAAAGCAACCTCTCCCATATCCGATTTTGTCATATCATACAATAAGTCTTCAATGTCCGACTCTTTGTCTAATATTTCAACGCACTTAAATTCGTCGGTATATGATGGGAGGGGGGTAGTTAAAAGCCCCGCTGCCAAAGCCAAGTCCTTGCGCCAAATTGCAAGCACGGAGCGGTTTTTCTCTGCTACCTGGGCAACATGGTTGGGAGACATAACCGGCACAATCCACGCGCCAAATTCGCGGTCTGGGATGGCCCACCCGCGCCATTTGTCGATGCCACCGATACCGCCATTTACCCTGTGCCCAACTAAACTTTCTACCGCGCCAATCCCAAGGGCGATTATCACATTCGGACGCATCTTTTCTATTTCCGCCAAAACATCTGGTCGGCAGTATTCCACTTCTAGGGGGGTCGGTTCCCTATCTCCTTTTGGGCGGCACTTTACCGCATAGGTTTTTCGGCAATCAAGCCGTAGGTCTAACCCTACCCTGTTAAGCTCTTTCCGTAACAGGTTATCTCCGGCACCAAACCCCTCTTCATCCTCCCTGGCGTTTGGCCTGTCCGCAATTACAAGAACCTTCGTCCCTTTTCCATGCGTTTCCATTTTGGCAATATTGCATTGTAGATGAAGGCCGCACCCTAGACAGCCCTTTATTTTTCTAATCGTTGCCGCAGTTGCCGTTTCTTGTGTAGTAAAAAACCCTTCCACCATATCACCCCTTTTCAGTTTTTAGGAAGAAGTGACACCACATGCGTCCATTTATCGCCGGTGAATTTGAGCTTTTGTTTTCCGACAACGGAAGTTCCCCCGTACCGCAAAATGTCCATAAAAAATTCAGCGTTGATGATAAACTTGGCCTCCCCTGCAAAACGGATGCGCATCTCTTCTTCCAAAAAACCATAATCACCTTCTCCGCGAACAAACAAACGTCCTTCGGAAATGGTTATGGTAATCATACTGCCAGCACCTTTTAACTGGTTTTCCCCAAAAACCCCGGCGCGATCGATGGCTTCGATGAGCCCATCCGACCATTTAATGTCTTCTCCAGTAAACACCATTATTTTAGAGATATCCGGGTAGGTATCGGCGAAGGTTCTGCAACAAAACAAGACGTCATTTTCAAGTGCAAAATGAAGCCACCCATCAATAAGGGCCGCGGATACCGGCGTATGCACGATAAGACTTTTTGCAGCTTCTGCCGGGATAAGGTATTCCCCAACTTCTTTATCCAGGGCGTACTGAGTAAGCCGGAAATTGTCGCAACTTTCCGCAATATTTCCGTTAATATGTACGCAAGTCAATAGTGGGCGGCTTGCGTCTTTACTTGTGCTGAACAGGCAGAATTTTACAGCTTCGCAGAAGTTTTCTGGCAGCTGCTCCCATTGCACGTTGTCTTTTCCCTCATTGAAAGGAAGTTTAACGTCCTCGTCCATGCGGATACCGGCTTTGGACTTTTTACCGTGAACGCGCAGCTGCCCGCTTTCCACAAAAACGTCCACTTCTTCATCATTGCTCTTTTTAAGCATGGTTAGCAATTTGCCACCGTTGACAGCCCCCTCTACATCCAGGTCTATCGGGTGGCTAATGGAAATTTCGTCGTTGTATGTGTATACGCGCCCACCTTGAAAAATAAAGCAGTCACTTTGTTCAATGACCGCTTTGTTTGCAAGACCCGGATTAACAAGGGACAGGATATCAATTAGGTACTGCTTTTTGATTTTCATAGGGAGCATCCTTTAGGTTATAGTCCAAAACCAGCCGCTTGTTCCTGATGATCGCAGTTAAAAGTCCAGGGCCATTCTGGTATAGATTTTTCAAGGTCGAGGAAATAGATGATGTTAAGTTCGTCCCGTAGCTTGTACTGATTACTTATCCCGGGAACCAGTATGGTTTCTACTTGTCGTAATCCACCGGAACTTTTTCCTATCCACCGTTCATTTTCTTTCAGCGTATAGGTTTCCTGTTCCATACGAAAGTCACTTTCCCCAAGTTGGTATCCCTTTTCATGGATGTATTCGAGAAACAGGTTCTTAACAACCGGGGAAACAGTTGTGATGTGTTCTTGAAATTCAGACTTACTCGGGGAACGATTGGAAACGTCAATTTTCCAGCTTTGTTCGTTATAGATATAACGCCCGTCCCGTTTACGGGGTATGTATATACCGCCTAAACGCCCTGTCACAACCCAACTCGTACTGTCCACGCTGTACCAAGGGTAACGGAGCATAAGGGGTAGGGAGGTCATACCAAACCCGTGTACCTTAATTCTTGGGGAGCCGGATTTATCGCAAATGTATTCCGAGAAAATTCTGTCTAACCATTTGAGTAAATTGCTGGTAGAGATTGGAACCATGCCCCCAAGTGCGATGTACTCGTATTTGTCGAGGTAGCGCAGTAACCATTTTTCGTCTTCCCCGTAGTGAAAACAGGGGAGCGGGGCGAGCCCCATCCGCTCCATCTTTTTCTGATTGTCCCAGGTAGCTTGTGGATCGCCAATAACATCAAGGTTTGCGTAAACTTCAAGAAATGGTTCGATTTCTTTTATATATCTGGCGTATTCTTCTATGTCTATCGTAACTCCCTTGGTAAACGCAGAAAACGCCCCGGAATCCAGAAATAGATTCACACCGTTTTCTAGGTTTTTCAGAAACCATTTTGTTTCAAATCCAGAGTTACAATGAAAATAAGAATGCAGTTTGGACCCTTTTTTGAAAAGTTCTTGTAAACAAAGTTCTTCGCTGGACGCCACGGTTGTTCCAGCAAGATACAATTTCATTTTTAATGTCTCCAAGAAATGTTTACGCTCATTGTGGTTTGTTTCGTCCGCTACATAGAAAAAAGAATGCAGGGCGTTTTTGGTATGCTTGGAATGGTGCGTGTTACTTTCTGCGGCAATGTAAATTTTCATTTTATAAGTGTCATAAATTCTGCTCTAGTTTCCGGTTTGGTAAGCAATACCCCACGCATGGCACTACTTACCGTTTCCGAACCAAACTTTTGCACCCCACGCGATTCCATGCAGAAATGACGGGCGCGTATAACAACAGCCACCCCAAGGGGTTGTAAATGGGTTTCGAGGGCGTCCGCAATTTGGTTGGTAAGACGTTCTTGCACTTGTAACCGTCGAGCGTACATGTCCGCGAGACGCGCCAATTTAGACAACCCAAGGATCTTACCATTCGGGATGTACCCGATATGGGCCACTCCAAAGATTGCGGCGAGATGGTGTTCACAATGACTGAAGATTGGGATGTCCTTGACAACGACCATCTGATCGTAGTTTTCTGCACCGTCCTCAAATACTTTGAGAAGTTCTGCTGGGTTTTGCTTGTAGCCGGATGTCCAATATTGCCAAGCCTTGAGAAACCGCTTTGGAGTTTCCTGTAACCCTTCCCGGAAAGGATCCTCCCCGATATATTGAAGAAGACGCATACAGATATCCTCGGCACTTGCTTCCTCGTCCCTTTCCCAAGGGAAAACCACCCAGCCAAGGTCTTTATCGATGGTTGTTTTGTCAACAAGGGCCACGAAATCTGTATTCGGGAAGTTCTTTTTGTAATAGTCCCTGGTACGGCCGCTGTCTACGATATCGTCGAGGATAATATCCGCGATTTCCGGTGTATGAACATTGGTGGCGTGCTTGAGAAATCCTGCTGCAATCATTCCACCACGGGGCACTCCGAAAACGCGAACACCCTTTTTGTCAATAACCTCAAGACCTTCAAAGACGGACTCCCAGGACAGTTTGTATATATTGGACATTTTACACCTCGTAAGAAATAGGATCGGTTACTCCATGATTAGAGAACGCTTCCAATCGTTCGACACAAGATCCGCACTTGCCACAGCTTAATGGTTGGTCTTTGTAGCAAGTACGAGTCAGGTGATACGGAACATCGTTTGACAGCCCCCAGGTGAGAATTTTGGTTTTGTCCCAACAAAGAATGGGGGCTATGACATGTACCGCCCCATCCGTACCCCAGGAAATTGCTTCGTTCATAGCGTCGTAGAAAACAGGTCGGCAGTCTGGGTAGATAGCGTGATCCCCAGAGTGAATACCAATAGCAATCGAATCCGCATTAATAGACCAGGCCAAACCACTTAGGATAGAAAGAAAAATGATGTTACGGCCGGGAACGACTGTTTTGGACATGCTTTTATCAGTATAATGACCTTCCGGAATCTCTCCACCAGATTTAAGCAGGTTCGATTTGAAAGAGGACATGACACTGGAAAGGTCGATTTCTGTCAATGGGATATTGTAATGCTTGGCAACAGCACGGGCCGCTTCATTTTCATAGGGGTTATGCTTACTCCCATACGAAAAAGATACACCGTGGACTTCGTTACCTTGGGAAAGGAGCAGGGCCAGTAGAGTTGTAGAATCCATTCCACCGGAAAGGGACATGACGATTTTACTCATAAAGCCTCCCGTGAATACACCGATAGCGGTAGAAAAGACTACCGCTATCGGGGTGTTGGCCGAAGATCCGATTACTTGATGAAGTATTGTTTCTTGTCGTTCTTTTCGACTTGCAGACCTTTTTCTTTTTGCAGGCGCCCGGAAAGCTGGATGCGGGCGGTCGTGGCCATTTTTTCCGGTTCCCGTTCCGGAAATTTCTTAGACAGTTCCGCGACGATCTCCTCAATGGTGCTGGGGTTTGCAGAAATAATGGAAACGATCGTGGCAATAACACCGTCTTTCTTTTCCTTGGGCACCTTGGCCGGTTTTTCCGCTTTGGGAACCTTGGCCGGTTTTCCCGCTTTGGGAACCTTGGCCTCTTCTGTTACTGCACCGGCCTTTTCGATGGCGATTGCCAGTACGGCAGCGTGATCGTCGTTGTCCGGGTCGAGGATCGCGGCCAGGGTACTCCAGACGTTCGGGCTGAAGTTATCGGTTTCCTGGATACCGTCTTCCGGGGTAATGTTACCCTCCTCGTCAGCGCCGATGGCGTTGTTGATGATGCTTTCCGTAAGAACCTGGGCTTTCACGGCGACCGTTTTGATTTTCGGGTCCAGTCCCATGACGCTGTTCATCTCGTTCGCGCATTCCCTCAGTTCCGCCGCTCCCACTTTTTCTTCGCTCATGATATGTCTCCTGTTAAGTAGTTGGCTGGTTTTTACCAGCACCGTGTTTTCTCTATACTAGCATGGGAAAATAAAAAGGCAAGCAAAAAACGCAATAAAATAAAATTTATTTTTTAGGGAATCTCAAGTAGCTTATGCAATTGAACCGACAAGATATACCCATATTCCCTACACAGCTGAATAGCGTATTCTGTGTTTCTGCGATTTTGTGCAAGGTCTTGCTCGTCCATTGGTTGTATATAAACGGGCGGCTCCTCTGTTCCTGGTTCCGGTATAGGACTAGCATTACCAGCCTTAACCAAACATTTCCATGCGGAAATCTTGCCGTACAACCGTTTGTCCACACGACTATTCGGTTTTGGACTACATACAATGGTTAGCTGCGGACTGTTATATGGCAGGTCTTCTTGATAAAATGTTCCGTTGGTCTCGATTTGAACCAAGTACCCGCTGTCAAATAATGCAGAGCATAGCTCTTTCAGCGGTTGCATCATTGGTTCCCCGCCGGTAATAACGATCAGCATTTCCGCCCTTGTAACCTGTTTAATCTTTTGTATAAGGGTGGGGATGTCCAAGCAATCAACAATGCTGTTATGGTCCGTATCACAAAAAGGGCAGGAGAGGTTACACCCGGCAAGTCTTACGAAAATAGCGGGGTGTCCTGTAAATGGACCCTCCCCCTGGATAGATGGGAATATTTCTCTTACGCGAATCATACCGCCCTCCATTCGGCGTAGGCGGTAGCGGTTTCCCATACTCGCACAAAATCGACAGACTGTTTTAGTCTGCTTGTCAATTCCCCTGCAATGTACTCGGCCATGTTCTCCGCAGTTGGTTCCCCTTTAAACGGAATGACCGTGGCAAAGCCATTACCAGCCAACTCCATGGCTTGGGGAAACATCGGGTCTTCCTTGTCTAAAATTAAAGCATGGTCCCAATTACCAATAATATCCTCCATTTGTTGTTTAAGGTCTTTGAAGTCCAGTACCATGCCGTTTGCTTTGCGGGGGGCCATCATGTTGTCCCGTATACCAACTTGTACCACGTAACTGTGCCCATGAATATAACGGCACAGCCCTTTGTGGCTTGGTAAACGATGCGCGGCCTCAAACGCAAAATCTTTTACAACAATCATTCGCAGTCTCCTCATTTTTTCCTGGGTTGTATCCAATAACTGGATAGGATGGGGCGTCCCATTTCTAAACGCCCTAATAGAGCAACTTCCCGCTCTGCTGATAAATCTTCGCGTACTAGCAATTCACCGATCCGCAAAATACCGTCCCCCTTTTCTTCTGGGGTTTGGTTCAGTCCATATACCGCAGTGACATGACTGTATTTTCGTTTGTCTTCGCTAAAGTTTTTGAGTTTAACGCTTTTTTGATCATAGCTTGCCGCGTCGGCCTGTGTTGCCGTTATAACACATGCTCGGCGTTTCTGACTAAGTCTCCGCAACGCCTTCCAGGTATCATTTATTTGGTGCCGCGCTTCTTTGCGTGTATCTTCCGGGGCTAAAATGTCTGCATAGTCCCCAACAATCACGTCCGGGATAAATCCATCTTCTATTTCCCATCGGTCCAACACAGCGTCAAGTTGTCGCACATTCACGGAATCGTTTGGAAAACAGGCCAATTTAAAACCCTTCCCCCGGACTCTTTTGACGTACCGTTCCCCTTCCCGTATGGCTTCTTGCCATGTCAACGGTTTTACAGGGGCGCGCATTTCCCACCAATATGCCCCCTTGTACCTGTTAGGGTGTTCCCTTTTACAGTAGTCGCATGGTACATACCCGGAGGCCTCGTCAAAGGATAACTTAGCACCGTCAATCATACACCCGAATGTTCCTATTCTGTTTGCCATTTGGCAGGTGTCGTTTTGATTTAGCGCGCAGTCCAAAATTGGTACGAGCAGCCCACCGCAATACTTGGCGTCGTCACTCCGCTTTGCTAAATAAATATGCTGTCGTCGAACCATTTGGTCCTGTGACATATCACCAAGTCCAAAAAAGGCCACATTGCAGCGTTCCCGATGCGCCCACATAGAAAGGGTCATCAAAAGCCATGTTTTACCCCGCTTCTCCGGACCTTGAAGACATATAAGTGATTCCCTTGTAAATTGGCTGTTCCACATATCCCCGATAGCCCCAGGCAACTTAAACAAAGGCTCTTCTCTGGAAGCAAACCCAGCTTGTATTGCTTCTACATCTGTGAATGGGTCTATCCCAACTTTGCCCGGTTTTTCTACGGTATTAAATTTGGAAACAAGCTCCTTAGCCTCTTCCATATCCCCGGCATTTAGCGCGCCACGAACATCGTCTAAATGGTTTCTTAGCGACTGTTCCTCGAAATATGCAATGGACTGGTCGAGCAGGTAGTCCACATTAAATTTGTCTGCGCGTTTATATTCATCGTCAATACTTGCTAAAAATTCAACGATGTACTCTGCATTATCTGGGTCTAGCGTTTTTTCAGCATGGTATTGGTAAAGATCCCGAATATGCGGCCCAGGGGCTTTATTGTACTTCTCAAAATATTCCAGACACCACTCTGCAACGGACCTAATCGGGTCCACTGTTAAAAAATCGGTTTTGAAAACAGGGGTTACTTCCCGTAAATACCGATCACTTACAATCATTCCAGTAATAATATTGCGTTCTATATGACTTGTAGGCTTTCTTCTCGACACTGCCATATTAACCCCTGTCCTGTAAACGGCGGTCCGTTCCATTCAAAAATATAATATTACGCCCACATAACCCCAAAATTCTGCTTGCAATCCTATCCCCAACAACATCGCTTATTTCTTGAGGGGTTAGGTTAGATGTAAAAATGGTTTGCGAGCCTTCTCTATACCGCCGATCTATGATTAATCCTAACGTAGCAACCGTCCATTCCGTCGGTTTTTCTGCACCAATGTCATCTAGTACCAAGATATTTGCAGAAGTGTATTTGTCCAGCACCTCTACCTCGTTGGCCTTTCCATTATAACAAGACCGTATTTCTAAGAGCAGGTCCGCCGACGTTACGAACAAAGCCCCAAATTTGCCGGACTGTTCCATTTGCGCCAATAGCAAGGCTACTGCGGCATGTGTTTTCCCTACACCACGGCTCCCGGTAAACAGGGCGCTTTGACCAATTAACGGTCTTAGCTTAACACAGTCTTGGATAGATGCTTTTTGGTACTCTTTTGGTATACAAGCCTTTTCCATAATGGTGTTCTTATGCAGGGAAAATAATTTCAAGGCATTGGTCTGTTTTGTGTCCACGGCACATTCTTCACAAATGAGCAATGCCCCGTCAACATCAACTCTGATGGGGTTTTTCTTGCAATGCGGGCACGTTCTAGGCTTAGTCAAGTTGAATAACCTTTCCGATTCCCGCATATTTTCCTGAATCAGTGTTTTTGTTTCCTTTTCCAAGAAATTTGTTCGCGCCACCACTGTCTCCTTTTATATCGAAAAGACCGCGCCATTCGTTAGCCATGCTTTGCTGCATTATGGCGACGGCGAGGTCGGCATCCCCATTAGAAAGGTTTACGAGCTTCGCACCGACATTAGAAGTTCGGATGGGGGATTTGATTTGTTTTCGGTATGAAACAAACTCATCCCATGTATTCATTAGCCTGCGGCTATCTAAAAACTGGACTGGGAATGCTTTTATTAGAGCCGTGTCTTTTTTTGGGGTGGGAGGTGATACAGCCCCAGGTGGTATGGTTCTTCTATGGGCTGGTTTTGTTACCTGCTGGGTGTTTGAGATCATTTCGCTGTGTAGCTTTTTATTCTCTTTAACCTTACCCTTTTCTGTAATAGTAATAGGCAGGGCGTTTCCGACCGCTGCGGGGCGGTCGTTCGCGCCCGGTACGGGGGGAACCTTTCCACCACTTTCCTCACCAGACTCTTGCCCAGGTTGTGTTGGCCTGAAAATCTCATGATACACAAAATAGTATTTGTTCGGGGCATGGTTTAGCCTGTCCACCCCACTAGGCCGCTCCACTTTAATAAACCCCTCGGTTTCCAGTTCTTTTAGCAACTTTCGTACCCGTTCAGAACTGAGACCAATTTCTTCAGCGAGAACTTCTTGCTTTGGCCAGCAATACCCCTTTTCCCCGGAATATTGGGAAAGACGTGCCCATAGTAGTTTTGCGGAGGAGCTTAGGTTTGGATAGCGGAGGAGGCAGTTAGGGAGGAACGAGCCAACGAACATTCGATATGGGACGAATAGGTCCATAGAAATACGCTCTCGTAAGTTTTGAAAAAGCAAAGGCTGCTGAGGGATGGTGACGGCACCCCTGCAACAGCCTTGCTCTACAACACTGAAAACGCTAACCCCGTCACGGTATATTGCGTTATTTTTGAAACTACATTTTAGCATTAGCCCCGTTTGGTTGCAAGCCTTATTTATGCAATAATTCCATCATAAGGTCTGCGGCCTCTGTTTGTGGCATATCCCCAGGGTCCAGCTCATCATCCGTACAAAGCACTTCCACGTCAATACCACGGGCGGAAAGTAGGTTTGCCGCCCTGTCTGCTCTATCCTGTGCGGAAGGTTCCGGATCAAATAGCAGGAATGCCCGTGTAAACTTTCTACAGAACAGGTTTAATTGTGGAATCGTGAAACCAGTTCCGAAAGTTGCAACTGCCCCAGGCCCAAGTCTCCAAGCATCCGCAGCACCTTCTACAATGACAGCGGTATCCCCCGGTACAAGGTCTATTCCGTACAAAGTATGTTTGTGATGTACCACTTCATTTTCCATTGCACATGCTTTGTATTTTAGATCGCTTTTCCCGGTAATGTCCCGACCTTGGTAGCTTACCATTTTCCCTTCTAAGAAAATTGGTATGATAATACGGTTACGGTATTCGCCAACTGGGCCAGTACCCAAAAGCCCCCACGTTAAAGCTACATCCTCGGGGTCAAATTTGCGGCCAGCAAGGTATTTACGGTGCCTGGGTAACATGGGGCCGCAACCACCGGGAAGGCGCAGGACAACGGGCGCTAGGTTACTGCTGACCCGTATTTGTATTTCTTTCCGTGCTTTGCGCCCTGTTTCATACTTTCGGATAATTGTAAGGGCTTTCTCTTTGTTGCATTGAAGAGATAACCGCACAACATCTACTAGACGATGTTTCCCACAATGCCAACAATTCACCGCCCCTGTTTCTAGATGGTAGCCAAGAAACCACTTGCCCCGGTGTCCGCAAAATGGGCAGTATGTTTGCACCCATCCTGGACGATTGTGTTTGGTGCCTTCTGTCCTGTATTGGATACCCTGTTCGGAACATAGCCGGATAAAATCAATCACCGCAACACCTTTTATCAAGATTCCCTGGAATGGAGTGCATGGGCATTGAGAAGGTCGTCATACAACCCATCTTTCTTGTGTTGTTCAAAATGCTGCATTGCTTTGTTGGTAAGCTCCATATCTGGTTGGACGTTTTCGTCATTTGTGCACAATAATGGAGGAGGGATTCACCCGGCTTGACGCGCGAAGTTGGGCTAAAAATTACTGCAACTGCTTTTCGTCTTTCACGTCAGTGCTCCATGGAAGCCCGTTTTTTTCTTCAAACTGCACAGTCGCATAGGAACCGTATAATATTTTGGTCCCAGCTGATAGCGTTCTCCACCCGCCCACACATCTTATTTGCGATTTCCTGTTGGGCGCGGACAACACCGTTTTGATAATGATTCGTCATCTTCATACTCCTCCAAAAGTTCCTGATCGTTCATGGCTTACCGGCCTTTCTTTAGCTGTGTTTGTTATTGATTACCTTCCGCGCTTGCTTTGCTTTTCCAGCTTCTCTATTTTCTTCAACAACTTCTTGTGACAACGACTGCATATCAGATATTCCGTTGAGTCGGCTTCCACCATGTACCCCCTAGCAAAACCTTCTCCGTCGTAGAACAGCCGTGTTCCACATTCCCTGCACGAGCAATAGTCTATTCCAGCCATTTAGCCCTCCTATTTGCATGGGGTTTTTTCTTTGCAATCCTTGCAGTCCGGCCCGCAGTCGGCAAACAAGATCGGCTCTTTTGCTTTGCATTGAAGATATATCTCGGTTGCAAGTTCCCTGATTTCCCACTGGGATTTTTCGCACATACGCTGCGTGAAGAAGTGGCGTAGTTCTCTGGCATTCATAGTCATGACCAGTTTAGTGGTGGCTGCGTTTGGCAGTACAAAACGGGCATCTTCTGCTGGGATGCCTTTCTTTGTCATGAAGTCATATGCGGCTTCCGCTGCTATCAGTGCCCTTTCAAACTCCTCAATAACTTCAACGTCTTGTTTGCAGGACTCAGGCAAGACATATCCGCAACCTGACCCATTGCCAAATTTTACAAAACGTTGTGACTGCTGGCTGAAAGAAGCAATACGATACCTGACCAGTTGGTGCGAGCAAGCGCGGCTGATTCCTTCAATGGCGAAGGTGAAGCTGGCGTGTTCCAGGATTGACTCGTGCCCATAATCAATGACCCGCTTAACCATAGGGCCGCACTTGTCTGGGTGAAGGTCAGCTTCGGTTGGGAAGCCTTCATGGGTGCAGATCCAAGCAGCGGTAGCTACGAGCTTGGTTGCATTCGGTGTTGATGCTAGTAGGGTTACTTTCATTTGTTACCTCCAAAAGTGTTAATAGAGAATATCCAACCAGCGGAGCGGTCCCTGCGGGCAGCTCACCGCGCCGCGTTATATGACTACCAAAGATTAAACGGGCAAAAAATTACAGACATTCGTGTCTTGCTTGGAGTTTCAATCAGTGCAGAACGCCACCCCCGTACCTTAATGACTTTGCTTTGTTTGCC